CCCGCAGCAGCAGGCCCCGACGAACACGCAGCAGACCCCGAGTCCGGGCGCGAAGTCGTCACGCTGGAAGGTCTGAGGGGGTAGATGATGCGAATCAATAGGCTGGTCCTGAAAGACTTTCGATGCTTTCAGGACGCGGAACTCATCTTCGACCAGCCGATCACGTTCTTGATTGGCGCCAACCGAACCGGGAAAAGTAGCTGTGGAGATGGTCTGGAGTTCGCGCTGTCCGGTCGCTGTGTCCGAGGAACTGACGCGGGCGGAAAGAATGCGAAAACGCTCGTTCGCGATTTCGGCAAGCCAACGTGCGCCGCGCGACTCGCCGTCGGGCTCACCCTCGATGGCAAGGAGTACACGCGCAGCGTGTCCGCGAACGGCAACGGCCAACTGTCAGGCCCGCTGCCGCCGATGAATCCGGGCGTCGTGCGCATCTTGTGCAACGGCACCAGTTTCCTCGACCCCAAGGTGACGAGCGAGGCCGAGGGCCAGAAGATCCTGCTCGACGTGCTCGACGTCAAGGTGCCGATCGACGGCGACCTGCTGACGCTGGCCCAGATCGACCTGCGCTACCAGCACGCCTACGAGGAGCGGACGATCGCCAAGCGGTTGCTCAACGCGATCGTTATCCCGGCACTGCCCGAGGGCGAACTCCCGCCCGACGACCTCGCCGAGCAGATCGAGGTGCTGCGGAAGGCAGAGCGCGAGCTCTACGCGCAGCAGCAGGCGACCACAGCCCGGGACCGCGGCCGGGCGGCCGAACTTTCGCGGCAGCTGGCGCTCGCGCGCGAGAAGGTCGTCAAGGTGCAGACGGGGATCGGGGCCCGGGACTATCCGAAGGACCTCGCGAATCAGATCGCCGCGCTGGCCAAGGCGATCGAGGCGTCGCCGGTCGATGCGAAGGCGCTCGACGTGCAACGGGCGTTCATCGCGGAGGTGGCAGGCAAGTTGAAACCGCTCGACACGGCCGCGAAAGCGATCCAGGGACACGAGCCGCAACGTGGGTGCCTGCTCGATCCCGCGATCCCGTGCAAGACGCCCGGGGCGGCGTTTGCCGCGCACACGCGCAAGATCCTCGCGCAGATTGCCGGACTCCTCGAACAGCAGGACAAAGCGAAGGGGGCGCTCGCGGAGCTCGCCACGGCGGACGAGTTGCGGCTGAAGCAGGCCGCCCAGCTCGCGGACCTGAAGGTGATGCGCGAGCAGCAGGTGCGTGACGGGAAGATGCTCACCGAGGCGCAGGCGGCCGTCACGAAGCTCGAACAGGACCTCACCACGTGCGACAGCCAGCCGGACGGCTCGGCCGTCGAGTTAGAGGCCATCGCCACCCTGGAGGAGCGGATTGCCGCCGGCGACCAGATGTTGATCGAGGCCCACCGCATCAAGGCACAGCTGGCCGAGCGCCAGAAGCGGACCCAGGAGCGCCAGGCCGCCGCCAGGCGCGTCGACGAGCTCGAGCGGCTCTGTGACCTGCTCGGTCCGTCCGGTGCCCGCCTGAAGGCGCTGGAAACGGCGCTCGGGGCGTTCGAGGGCAGCATCAACGAAGCGCTCGTGATGTTCGGGTACGAGCTGCACTTCGCGTTGGATCCGTGGGCCGTGCTGGTCAACGGGTTCCCGGCGACGCTGCTCTCCGAGACCGAACAGATCCGCGTCGGCATCGCGCTACAGATGGCCCTGGCCGACGTGACCGGCCTCGGGTGGGTCGTCATCGATCGCGTCGACCATTTCGACGAGGCGAGTCGCGAGGTCTTCCAGCAGCTCGTGAGCGCCTGGACGGGGCAGGTCATCGCGATGGCGACCAAGAGCGAGAAGGACATGGACAAGCTCGAGCGCGAACTGCGCGCGGACCCCGTCGAGGGCGTGACGTTCTATCGCCTGCGGCGCGATGTCAAGAATTTCGGGCCAACGACAGTCGAGCGGTGCGGGGCCGCGGTGGCGGTTTAACGTGAAGACGGGTGACTGCGGCGTCTGTATCGGGGACTTCGACGGTGAGCCCGTCCAGTTCAGCGTGAGACGGATGGTCATCGCACGCAAGCCGCACAAGTGCTGCGATTGCAACGAGACGATCCCGATCGGGACTAAACATGAACTTCTCACCTACAAGTTCGAGGGTCGGTTTTGGCGCGATCGGACCTGCGCTATCTGTACCGAGATTGGGCTTGCGATGTCCTGCGGCGGCGGATGGCCGAGCGGTTTCCTGTGGGACTCGATTCGGGAGATGGTCTTCCCGGACATGACCCCGGGCTGCCTCGATCGATTACAGACCGCCCGGGCGAAGGAAGTGCTGCTGGCGCGGTGGCAGGCGTGGAAAGGACTGGTGGCCCGTCCGAGCCCGGCGATCTAGCAAGCACCTTCACTGGAGAGGGTGTGCAACGGGGCCGGGCGCTCCTGGTGTGGGCCAGGAGCCGGGCCAGTTCTTGGTTGGTCGATCGTGAGGTGGCGCAGGCGCTGTGGCGGGAGACGCGGCGGAGGGATTGAACGGTTTCGGTAGGCCCCCAAAGGAGAGTGACCGTGACCGGCACTTGGCGACCGACTTCGACGCGAGGTTGGAGGTGGCATTGGTGAATCGTAGTCGTTGCTTGATCGACAAGGAAGAATGTGTGGTGGACAGAACCGATCTGCGCGCCTTGCTCGATGGGGCCAAGGGGCTGCGGGCTGAGGTGACGCGGCTCATTGCGGAACGGGATGCGCGGGGCAATATCGAAGCCTTCAAGTCGATGGCCGACGAGTACGCCCAGATCGACGAGGCGCTGCAAACCCCCGGATGGTCCGACAGCACACTAGGGAGAGAGTTGTCCGACGAAGAATTGCAAGCGTGGCGTCTGACGCGGATTGCGGATCTGAAACAGACCGAGGCCAAGGTGACACAGCTCCGCGACGACTTGGCCCGGCTCCAGACCGACTACAGCGCCACACGGCAGCGGTGTGATGACCTCACTGCGGACTTGGCCGTCAACGCCCACATGCTCGCGCAGCAGTGCGACCTGGCGCGGGAGGCGGAGGCCAAAGCGCTGCAGGCCGCCGAACGGATGCGGGAGCGGTGCGTGGTCGAAGCAGACCGTCAAGGTGACCATTGCGAGATGACATCCAACCGGCAGGGACAAGCCGCGGCTGAACGAATCGCGGCCAATATCCGCGCCCTGCCCGTGGAGGAGCCATGACGAAACTGTACTTCACGAAAGAAGTGGTAGACGGGCTCGCCACGTTCGATCGTCGCGGTCTGAGTGCTGAAGCGGTCAAGCTCCTAGCCGCCGATTGGCTTGCACTTCATGCTGAGGTGCAGGCGCTCCAGGCAGAGAACCACCGGATAAGAGCTGAACCTCGTGGTGGTCTGGCCGACCCACGTCCGGCCCCGCCGATCCGATACACGGAGGAACCGTGAACGAGACGATCTGGACGCGACTGCGGAAGGAGGCATCTCATCGTGACGCCGAGTCCCCTGAACCCGATGCCTACTGCATATCTCGTGGCGGAGACGGATTGCGCGCGGCCGCCGCCCATGGCGAGGCGCTGGAGGGCGAGGTGACGGCGCTCCGCGCGGCGCTGGTGCGCCATGAATGGGTGTGGCTGCAGAACGACATCCGCGCGCGGTGCTTGGAGTGCCGCAACTTGCGTGAATGGGGGCACAAAGCCGGTTGCATCTCTGCGGTCCTGGCCCGTGCCGCAGCTGAGAAAGGCAGCGAAGGATGACAGATTACCATGCTTGTCGTCATGAACTCTTAGCGAATTGCATCGAGTGCGGGAATCAGCCCGAACCCGTGAACCCGGTACTGGCGGGTGACATCGAACGCCTGCGGGCATTCGCACAGAAGTCGCTTGACGAGAAGATTGCCGTGGCTGTTGGCACTGCCCGCCAGGACGAGCGTGACAAGGCCAAGCACACCGAAGATGCGATGGTTGGGTGCGTGGACCAGTACAAGCGCGAACTGGCCGCCTCGGAGCGTACGGCCAAGGGCCTGGTGGAAGCGTTGGAGATGGCGCGTCCTGCCCTCCGTTATCCACCGCAGGGCGATCTGGTCTGTCGCTGGTGCCATCGCAATTTGCGGGACGGGCACGAGACGGGTTGTCGCTATGTGACGCTCACGCGGCAGGTTGACGAGACACGAAATGCAGTAGAGACCGCCCTCGACGCCTACGCCGCCCAGTCGGAGCCGGCCCGCGCCGTGGCTGCGCCAGGAGGACCGGCGGGTCGTCCGAAAATCATCTGTTTGTGCGGGTCAACGCGGTTCATCGAACAATTCGCCATTCAGACCTGGGAACTGGAGCGACAGGGCAACATCGTACTTGGCTGCACGCTCCTGCCGATGTGGTACTGCGAGTGTACCGACCACTTCGGAGAGAAGACGGGCACCAAGGTCCAGTGTGACGAACTGCACTTGCGAAAGATTGATCTCGCCGACGAGGTGTTAGTTCTCAACGTCGGCGGCTATGTTGGCGAATCAACGCGCAATGAGATCGTCTACGCGGCTGAGCGCGGGAAGTCGGTGCGCTACTTAGAAGCCCCGTCCGTCCAGGCGACGGCGAAGGGAGGAGAGTAGATGCCTAAGTGCAGTGGATGCGGTCAACGCGACCCCTACCCGGTCTATCAAGGCGAACACTAGCGGATGCGCGATCGGCACGATCCCCACAGTTACGAGCCGTGTGGGGAGGTCGTTAGCAATGACGATAACCAGTCAGATGCCGATCCGTTTGACGACGACGCGGGAGACGCGCTAGAAAAGGGGGCGGAGGTGGCCGAATGAGTGAGCGTGTTCAAGTCTGGTCCTCGGGGGGCGGTACGCAGAGCGCGGCGATTGCCGCCCTAATCGTGCGCGGCGATCTACCCAAGTCAGACTTGGCAGCCATCGTGGACACCGAACGGGAGGCGTCAGCCACCTGGGAGTACCACAACGTGGTTATCGTCCCCGCGCTGGCGTCTGTCGGCGTGACACTCCATCGGATACCCAAAAGTCAGTATGCGACGGTGGATCTCTACGCAGGCAACGGCGATCTACTTATCCCGGCGTTCACAGGTACGGGGAAGTTGCCGACGTTCTGTTCCGATAAGTGGAAACGGCGCGTCTTGCAGCGGTGGGCAAATGAACAGTACCCGGCGACGCAGTTTCGGATCTGGATCGGCATCAGCCTTGACGAGTCCCGCCGCGTGAAGCCCGAAGACGGAAAGTGGCAGAACTGGTATCCACTCATCGAAAAGCGAATGACACGCCGTGACTGTGTGACGCTGGTCAACTCGATGGGTTGGCCCGACCCGCCACGATCAAGCTGTTGGATGTGTCCAAACCATACGGTGGCAGAGTGGACAGCACTTCAGCACGACTATCCAACCGACTTTAAGCGGGCTGCACAACTTGAAGATGCGATCCGCGAACAAGACGACGATCTGTGGCTGACAAGAAGGCGCGTCCCGTTGCGGGACTGGACAGGCGACGATGAACCAGACCTGTTCACGGGGTTGTGTGATAGCGGGTACTGCTTTGTGTAGTTTGCCGCCCCGCCCGTCCAGGCGACGGCGAAGGGAGGGGAGTAGATGACCCTCGAAGACATTCTCCGGCGCGTGGAAGCGATCGAAATCAATTTGGACCGTCATGCCAATGTCTTAGAGTCGCCACATCGGTTTTGCAACCATGAACCTCCGTACCACGCCCAAGAACTTGTGGCGCAGCTCCGCATTGACTTGGATCTGGCGGTCAACCGCGAACGCGAACAAACGCGAGACACAGCATGAGAACCCTAATCATCTGCGGCGGGCTGAGCCTGATCGTGCTCGCGGAATTCGCCCTCGCGCTGTGGCTGGACGCGCGAGCGAAGCGGCTGGCACGCAGGGGGCCAAGATCAACATGACCCTCGGTTCCCTCCTGGTCGCCGGCGCGAAGTTCTGGGCCTGCTTCTGCGTCGCGTGGGTACTGGCCCTCGTCGTCGTCGAGATCGTCGATGCGCAGGTTGAACGGTGGCGGTGGCGGAAAAAGGAGAAAAGCGAATGAGGAAAAAGCGAAAGACCGAGAAGTTCCCAGCTCGAATCTTGGTAACTCGCCCGGAGCATGACGAAGGGCTGTTGGCGTGGGACATCGATGACCATGAGAGCTTTTCAGATGGCGAGAAAGTCGCCGTGTACGCTCTCACGCAAGTCAAGGTTGGCAGGGTTCGGCGGACGTTGGAATAGGAACGGGTCAACACGGGTAGCGGAAGGGCGGCGTAGATGGCGCAGGACAAGGCCCCGGCAGGAGAGGGCGTGGTTTTTCGTAGTCGGTAGCCTTCATACGGTCAACCCGTGAATCTTGAGTCGGCAGGCGAAACCTCTTCGGTTTTCTGTGGAAAACAAGGCGAAGGTATGCGAGAATTGAGTATCGGAAGCCCGGAGCGTGTGACCGCCCCGGACCCCCTAAACACAGCAGCCATCGGAGGTGGCGGCCATGCCTAGCTTCATTCTACCCGGCCAGCCCCGAGTTGTGCCTCTTCGCCTTCGGTATCTCGTGTTCGAGCGCGACGGGTTTCGTTGCCGCTCGTGTGGACTCACGGCGGCCCAAGCGCGCTTACAGGTTGACCACGTCCGTCCCGTGGCCGAGGGCGGAGAGACGGAAATCGGCAACCTGCAGACGCTCTGCCAAGATTGCAACGTCGGAAAGGGCGCATGGATGCCGACCGAGAAGACTCCGGACGCCCAAGCGCGGTCGATAGGTCACGCCCGAATCGACGCCAGTGTGCTCGGCCTGAAATCTTGTGAGTGGCCCCCCGTTGTCATGTTCAATAACCGGATGTACGGTCGGCGTAGCGATCCGAAACTGTGGCACGACGGCGATATTCTCTCCGTCACGTACCACAACCTGTTTGGCGAAACGCTCGAGGTCATGAACGACTGAGCGGGGGTGGGCGTAAATGGCGCAAGGTCGCATCGTTCTGCGGACGCTCGGCAGTTCACGCAAGTTCGCAGCGCTTGGCGCGATGCCGAAGATCGGGGAGTTCGCACAGGTGCTTTATCCGATGCTGATCACCAACAGCGATGTGTTCGGACGGCTGGCTGGGGACGCGTACGGCGTGAAGTACGCGATCTGGCCGACCGCGCGGCGAACAGAACAAGAGTTCGAGGCGGCGCTCGAAGCCATGCGTCTCGCTGGGCTCATTTTGCGCTATCCGGCTGGCGAAGGCATCGTCATCCAGATTTTAAAATTCGACGATGGCCAGCCAGGGCTACGAAAGGACCGCCGGGGCGAACAATCTCGGTTCGCTGCGCCGCCGGCAGACCTTATCCCGGAGAATCCGGGAAACTCCGGGATACTCCCGGACACCATCCTTAAGAGAACTCAAGAGAACTTAAGAGAAGGGAAGACGTACGTACCGCCTTCGGCGGGCGCCGACAGTGCCCAACCCGCCATTGCCCGATTCTGCGAGTGCTTCAAGACGAGATACGGGCAGAATCCCAGAATCACGAAGGACCGTTCTGGCGCTATCAAGCAACTCGTGAAGGAATTTGGGGTCGATGTGGTCCGCGAGAGGATCGATGTGTTCTTCTCGGCCAAGCATGACTTTTGGTTGAAATGCGGGCATAAGTTGGAGGTCTTCGTGAAAGATTGGGATTCAATCGCAGCGATGGCGGCCAAGTTCAAGCCGCCCGCTCCCAGGAACGACACCTGGTCTCGTATCGTCGAGAAAATCGCTGCATCGGACGGCATGAACACGCTGACGATCCAGACCTACTTCCGCCCCTGTGTCCTTGAAGCCGAAGAGGACGGGCTGATTACGGTGCGCGGCCCAGCTCCATTGACCGACTGGATTCAGAAGCACTACGCCTTGCAACTGGCCGCCGCGGTCAAGGCCGTGAAGCCCGGCGCCGGCGTGCGATTCGTCGGGGAGGGGACATGAGCGACAAGAGCGCGATCGAATGGCTGGACGGTGGGGCGAGTTGGAACCCGGTGAATGGGTGTACGCCGGTTGCCGAGGGCTGCAAGCACTGCTACGCCCGGGCCTTCGCGCGTCGCGGCATGGGATCGTGGAAGGGCCGCGACTTTTCGGAGATCGTGCTGCACATGGATCGGCTCGCTCTGCCCTGCGGCTGGAGAAAGCCGCGGCGCGTCTTGGTGTGCAGTATGGGCGATTTGTTTCACGAGGACGTGCCGTTCGCGTTCGTCAACGATGTCTTCGTGACCATCAGCACGTCGGCGCCGCAACACGAATACATCGTTTTGACGAAGCGGCCGGGACGGGCGCGCGGGTTTGCAGAGATATGGACCTCGGCGTTTCCGATGCCCAGAAATCTGACGCTCGGCGTGTCCTGTTCGACGCAGGCGGATGCCAACCTGTTCGTGCCGCTGCTACTCGAGACGCCGGCGGCGAAGCGCATCGCAAGTCTCGAGCCGCTACTTGAACCGGTGGATCTTGACGGCGATGTTCATTCGTCTTCTGGCTGGCTTCGGGGGTGGCATTGCGAGGGCGAGCGCGATCGACACGGCGACGTCGTGCCAGTCCAAGTTCCGAATGAACATCTCGACGGCGTGATCGTTGGAGGTGAATCGGGCCCAAAGGCGCGGCCTTGCGACACGGCTTGGATTCGCAGCATCATCCAGCAGTGCCAAGCGGCGGGCGTGTCAGTGTACGTAAAACAACTTGGGGCAAACCCCGTCCGTGATGGCATCGCCGAGCGCGACAGAATTTTCAGAACGATTACGGGCAAGGGGGCGGATCCGACTGAATGGCCGGCGGATCTGAGGGTACGAGAATGGCACTCATGACTTACGACTACTCCGCCCTGTACTCCGAATCCGAGGCCCAGCCATACTGCCGGGCGCTCATCCTGCGGGATCTGCACGAGGTAGACATCGTGTGCTCAGCCGGCGATCTTTGCACGCCCGAGATGCCGAGCAACCCCAGGGGGGTCGCCATGATCGGCGAGCAGCGCACCGGCGATGGGCGATCAGCACCGCGGTTGTACCAGCGGAGGAAGATGCCCGAGACGGTGCTCGTCACCGTGACGTGCGCAGCGTGTGGCAGAACATTCCAGCGGGATGCGTGCCAGGTACGTCGGGTCAATGCCCGGGGCCAGCGGATCGTGTGCCAGTCGCCCCGGCGTTGCCGGTATCACGTCTCGCGGCGGAGGGGAGCGCATGAATCGCCCTGAGACGTTGTGGTGTCCCAATAATCGGGCAGGCGCGTCGAATCGCTGGTCGTATCCGCCGGTCGTGGAGAAGCTGCTCCGCGAGATCACGAAGGGGCGGACGACGCTCCAACTGTTCGGCGGGTTAGCGAGGTGGGGAACGAAACTCGACATTGACCCGACGACGAGACCTGACGTCCGAGGCGACGCTTGGCTGCCGCCCTTTCGCCGGGATAGTTTTGACGTCGTGATCCTGGATCCGCCGTACGCCGGTATCAACCAGCAGATGAAACAGATGCTGATTCGGGGTGCCGCGTTCGTTGCGCGTGAGCACGTGATCTGGTTTCACACGCAGTGGGTAGCGCCCGATTCAGGGATGAGGCGTGAGCGAAGCTGGTTGGTGCGGGTCGGCGATAGTTGTGCGTGTCGTTGTCTGATCGAGTGGCGCGTCGTCGCCCGAGAGAAGCCGGTTCCGGTGCTGGACTTCACGCGAGGTCCCGCCCTAAAGTATCGGCGATGGCTGAATGGAAATGTTGGATTACCGCTCGGTACCGAGGACCTCGGACAGCCCACTGTCGCACCAGAGGGGATTCGATGATTCAGCGAGGCCAGCGGCAGCGGGTCGATCGGAACCAAGCCGAGATCGTCCAGGCACTCAGGAAGTGCGGGGCGCATGTCCAGTCACTCGCCGGAGTCGGTCGAGGCTGCCCTGATTTGCTCGTCGGCTACCGCGGATGCTGGCGCGTGCTGGAGGTCAAGGATGGCTCAAAGCCACTGAGCCAGCGCGGATTGACTGATGCGGAGTGCGATTGGGTTGAGGCTGCTGCGAGGGCTGGCGCTGACGTGGATCTCGTGTGGAACGTGGACGAAGCGCTGGCGGTGATCGGGGTCAGCAGCTAGGATGCCTGAAAAACCGCTCAGGTTGGCTCAGGCGGGGCGATCGGCATCCAAGTAGGGACTAAGTAGCTCAAGCGAGGGAGGAGCGCATGCCGAACGACCAGCACGACGACCAGACGCCCCTCCCCCTGGTCGATGACGAGATGGCCAATGGGATCGCGGCGGACGTTGACGAGGCCCTCGGACCGGATGCGGATGAGCGCACCGATCCCGGATTGATGGGGCAGCTCGTCGAGACTTGGCGCTGCGGCTGCGGGGGGACGGTCATCCAACGACGGACGGCCACATTCTTCGAGGCCGATGCGGTCCCCGCGGCGTGGTGAGCTGGTCGAGGGTTTTTGGGCCAAGAGCGAATGAGGCGAGAACATGCTGATGCTCAACCAGGACTACTTCCGGGAAGGCTGTCGTGCGCGCGGAGACAACCAGCCTCGAACGAACCCGTACCCGCCAACATCGTCCGGCTGGATGTGGTGGGATCTCGGGTACGAGCACGTCGACCGCCTGGACCGAGCGGTGAAAGCCGAGCGATCGTTGGCGCAGCTGAGGGTCGACCAGGGGAAACGTACAGGAGCCAGGTAAAGGGCATGATGGCGAACCGACCGGGCTCAAAGGTGCAACGGCGGCGGCCCCGAGCGGACAGCCCGAGCGGTTAGTAGCACCGAGGTAGCAGCGGATCCAGTTTGGGCGCCGTCCCACACCCGTACGGAAAGGCGGGCAGGCTGTCGGCCGACGGCCAGGGGCGGCGCCCAAAAGCGGACATGGCATGGCGCGATGGGACATGACAGGACGTGGCCCGTTCCGACGTGGCCCGGCATGACTTGGCACGGCCTGGTAACGCAAGACAAGGAGATTTTCATCATGGCAGAGAAGCGAGCGGTCCCAGAACTCAGCGTCGATACGCAGGTGCTCGAACGCACCCTGAGAGCATCGGCCGTCGGCACCATCGTGTCGTACGAGGAACTTTCGAAGGCCATCGGTCGTGACGTGCAGAACGGCGCGCGACACATTCTGCACTCGGCGCGTCGGCGGTTGCTCGCGCAGGATCGGATCGTCTTCGGCGTCGTGACCGACGTTGGGCTGAAGCGACTGGACGATCACGGGATCGTGGGAACCGCTGGCCAGCGGCTGAGACACATTCGCCGAACCGCGACGATGGGCGCGCGTGAGATGAGCTCCGTGCAGGACTTCGCGGCACTGCCGAATGACACGAAGGTCCAGCACAACGCCGGCCTCAGCGTGTTCGGGATTTTGCGGCACGTCACGCGGTCGCAGACGATGCTGAAGCTCGAAGGCGCGGTCCGAGAAGCGAACGACAAACTACCGCTTGCGAAGATGCTGGATGCGGTCAAGGGGAATCTGTAGACCTGGGGTATGGCAAGGTCGGGTAAAGGGCGCTTCGGCGCACGATAGAATCGGAAGGATTCGACATGTCACGTCCGCCTCTTCGCGGTGAGCCGCTTGTGAGAGTCATCGCGTTTCGTCTGAGTCAGTCTGAGTACGACTTGGTACGACGTGCCGCTACCGCGTGCTCGCTCACGGTCGGGCAGTTCTTCTGCGCAGCCGTCAACGATGCGACCGCCGAAGTCGGCGAGGGCACCACGTTCCGCGCCCGTTCGGTCATCAATACCCCAACGGTTTCCTCGAACTGAATCCGTCCCGCCGGGGGTTTCGTAAACACTATTCCAACTCGGGTGTACGATCATCGGCGTGACGACGCGCAAGAAATCTGCTCGGCGTGTGACGGCGCATTCCGTGGCACACGAACCACCTACCACCGAAAATCTGCAGCGGGCATTCCTTGATGCCTACATGCTGGAGGGCACGGTCTACCACGCGAGTCTCAAAGCGAAAATCGGCCGGCGCACGCACTACAACTGGCTGGAGGTGGATGCTGCCTACGTCAAGGCATTCGAGGACGCCAGGGAGCAGCGGGCTGATCTGCTGGAGCGGGAAGCCGATCGACGGGCGATTGAGGGCTGGTTGGAGCCGGCGTTCTACCAGGGGAAGGTCTGCGGAGCGGTCAGAAAGTACTCGGACATGCTTCTGCTGGCGCGACTGAGAGCGGAGAAGCCGCAGAAGTATCGCGACCACGTTGAAATCGGCGGACCGGGCGGCGGCTCGATCCCGATCGCCGTCACGTCGGTCGTCTTCGGCGGCCGGTACTTGCCGGATGGCGGGCTGAAAACCCCGGAGGGGCAATGAGTGTGCGACGTGTGCGCTTGGCGCTGCTCGTGGCGATTGCGGCTTGGGGACTCCTGACGATGGCCGTCATCAACGCGAATGGCCGACTCGCGTTTCGTTGGGCGCCCATTCCGGACACGCCGCAGGAGCTGTTCTTCGACGACGACACGGCGGACGGGAACCTGTTGCTACAGGGTGGATGGGGCGCCGGCAAGACGATGACGTTGCTCGCGAAGATGCTCAGGCTCTCCGCGATCAACCGGCCGCTGCCCGGTCTGTGGACCGTCCCTGAGTACGGGCATGTCGATGAGACGATCCTGCCGACGCTCATCGATCTGGACCCGACAACCGGCGAGCCGTGGTTTCTCACGGCCGACCAATTTCACTATCACCAGACGAAGCACGTCCTGTCATGGATCGGCGGCGGGCCAATTCAGTTCGTGTCCGCCGAGGCGCCTGAGCGGATTCGCGGTCCCAACATGGCGTTTGCAGGGACGGACGAGCCCCATTCCATCAGCCATGAAGCCTGGCGCAACACCTGCGCGCGCGTGCGCCACGTCCGGGCCCGGCTGCGGCAGAAGGTGGCGGCCGGCACGCCCGAGGGCATCACGTACCTGCAGGATTACTTCGGCGCCGACCGGGAAGCGAAGTATCGGCTGTATGTCATGGAGACGCAGCAGAACGTCGAACTGATGCGGGCGAACCCGGAGTTCGTGCGCCAGATTCGCGCGCACTTGACGGAAGCCGAGGCACTCGTCTATCTGGGCGGACGAGCCGTGAATGTGACGGGCGCGCTCGCCTACCCGATGTTCGATGCGGAAGTCCACTGGCGCCCGGACGTACTGATCCTGCCGGCACTGCCGCTACGCCTGACGTTCGATTTCAACGTCGATCCCATGACGTGCGTGATCGGGCAGCAGTCGCCCGGGCCCTTCGGCCCCGAGGCGCGTGTCATCGATGGGATCACGATCTACGGCGGGTCCACGGTCATGGAAACCTGCGATGAGATCGTGCGGCGCTACCCGAAGTGGCCCCCGGGGATTGTGATCTACGGCGATGAGACGGGGAAGAATCGCACCACCACGAGCATAAAGAGCAATTACGAGATCATCCGCGAGCGCTTGGCGACGATCGGCCCGCTGACGACGAAGGTCCCGACGCGCAATCCGCCGGTCGCGACCCGCCTGAACGCGGTCAACACGTCATTCCTGAACGCGCTCGGACAGATGCGGCTCTTCATTCGCAAGACCCTGCCGGCGCGCGATTGCATGACACGCCCGCTCGTGCGCTCGCTGCAGATGACGAAGATCAAGAGCGGCACCGAGGCGCTCGAGAAGAAACAGGGCGAGACGCACACGCACCCGGCGGATGCCCTGGGCTACTGGATCGCGGTGGAGTTCCCGGGCGGGCGGTTGCGCACGTCCGGGTCCGATGGTCCGGTGAACCTGTCATGGCTCTAACGGGCAAGCGCTTCACGCAGTATCAGCACCCGCTCTACCAGGCGTGGCTCCCGATCTGGCAGAAGCTCGCGCATGCCTTCGAGGGGATCGGAGGGTTCACCGACGGCACCTACCTGATTCCGCATCCGCGCGAGTGGCGCGACCATTCGGCCAAGGTCAAGACTACAGATCCGGACACGCAGATCGAAACGACAACCTGGATTGAGAACCCCAACCCGCGGATGCCGACGGCAAAACTGCTCGAACGGCGTCGGCTCGCCCGGTACGAGAACTGGGCGCGCAAGATCGTCAAGGCGTTCTCCGGCTCGCTGTTCCGCCAGGGTCCGACGCGGATCATGGGCGGGGGCACGAAGCGGAGCAAGACGGGCGAGACGCCGATCGAAAAGTGGTGGACAAACGTGGATGGCGCCGGCCTGGACATCGATGATTTCTGGCCGCAGATTTGGGCGGGTATCGCGACATTCGGGCATGTGTATCTCTACATGGACCGGCCCAAGCAGGCGGCCCCTACGTCAGGCGAGACACGCACGGCCGCCGATGCCCCGCAACCATTCCTGCGTACGTATACGCCGATCGATGTGCCGGATTGGGTCGATGAGCTCGGCGTGTTGAAGGCCGTGAAGTTTCTCGAACCCGCGCCGCGCGCCGCCCTCGACCAACCGTTCGAGACCGCGCAGTACCGCGTACGCTACGTGGATGAGAACGAGTGGCGGCTCTACGACCAGACCGGAAAACAACTCGACCAGGGCGCGCACCAATTCGGCTGCCTGCCGGTTGTCATCGTCTTCGGCGACCGTCGGCCATTGATTCCGCTCATCGGTGCATCGCTGCTCGGCGATCCATCGTTGTTCATTGATTACTACAACCTGATCTCGGAGCATCGCGAGCTGTTGCGGAAGCAGACGTTCTCGATCATCAATATCCCGATCGGGGACGAGGGGTCCGTGGAAAGCGAGAAAGCCCTGCTCGGTCAGCAGATCGGAACAGGCAACGTCCTGTTCAGTCACAAGCCGGCGGAGATGCTGTCGCCAGGCGCCGAGAACACGGCCGCCTACGAGCGGGCCGAGGATAAACTTCTGCGGGCGATCTTCCGCTTGGCCGGGATTGGCTGGGAAGCCGACTCGCGCGATGCGGAAGCGACTGGCTCGTTGTTGGTGAAACGTGAAGACTTGAACACGCAGCTCTCCCAGTACGCCGACGAGATCGAGCGCGCCGATTACGCGATTGCGAAACTGTTCTATCTGGCGACCAAGGGCGCGGACCAGGGTGAGCAAGCCTACATGAAGGACGCCATTCAAACGCGCTTCCCCGACACCTTCGACGTGACGCCGTTCGCGGATCTGCTCGAAGAAGCGCAAGCCGCGCTCAACCTTGGGATGCCGATCGAGTTCAAGCAGGAATTGCGGAAACGACTTGTGGACAAGTTCCTGCCCGATCTGCCGGACGACTTGAAGAACAAGATTCTGGCGGCGATCGATCAGCAAGCCGAGGAAGCCTCCCCGCTGGCGGCGGCACGTCAGGCGCTCGTGGATCGGATGAAACAGGCGGGCGCGATGCCCGTACCGGGTGACCAGGCGCCGGCAGTGGCCGGCCAGTGAAGGAGACGACGATGCGACGCACCTTGAACATAGTGACGGTGTTGGCGGCAAGCGCCGTAGTGCTCGTCCTGCTCACCATCCTGCTCTGGCCCCATCCGCTCGCCAGTCAAAGTCCCATGCGGCTGTTCGGCTCAGGCCCCGATGGCGCTGCCGTGCCGATCGGCGCGACCACGAATGGCGGGTTGTTCTGCGGGACCGTCTCGAAGACGTTCACGACGCAGACCGCCGTCGGGCAGACGGACGTACTCGATACCGGCGTGGCACAGCACCACTCGATTCAGCTTGTCCCGGCGGACGCCTCGACGTGCACATATCGGTTGCAGGGCAGCAACGACGGGAGTACCTGGTATGACATTTCCGCGGGAGACATCACGTGCACGGCCGCGGTTCAATCCTACGAGCAGGACAAGCCAGCGCGCTACGTGCGCGGGAATTGTCTGACCTTCACGGCGCCGACTGCGGCGGCTTACACCACGGTCCTGACGGGCACCCACAACGACATGGTGTTCACGGCGGTGACGGCGGGTACGGGCGGCAACAGCCTCTCGATCGCATACCTGGACCCAGGCAAGGAACTCGCGACCGAGGCAGTGACCGTCGTCGGTGGGACGGCTGTCATCGTCACGCTGCGCTCGGTGTCCGCCGTGCTCTCCACCGCCGCTCAGGTGAAGACCGCCGTCGATGGGAACACGGCCGCACACGCCTTGATGACCTGCGCGAATTCGGGCGGGGATAATGGGACCGGCGTGGTCACCGCGATGAGTGCCCAGCTGCTCATCAACGGGGTAACCCCTGCGGTCACCCTCTACTACGCGGGACGCTGATGACGCCTCTCGAACTGCTCCAACGGCGACTCCGCACGGCGCGCCTGACCGATGAGACGGTCGGCACGTTCGAAACGGAGCTTGCCCGCGTGCTGCGCGCCCTCGAGCGAGAGTTGCGGCCATTGGTGGCCGACGCCTCGGATCTCACGCGCACGCAGGTGATTCGTGCGGTCCGGTCCTTGGCCTTGCGGAAGCAAATGCGCGAGGCGATTGCGAACGCTGGGTTCGATGACCTGCTCGCGTCCGCGACGGGCGATCCGCTCGATGCCCTGGCGAAATCGGTGCTTTCGACGACGGTCGGACAGCGCTCGGCCGCCTTCGTGTCCGCGATCGAGCCCAGAATCGCCGCGCTGAAGGCGCTCACGCTGACCGATCTACTCGATCAGGCTGACCAGGTGACGAACGTCCTCTGGCGCGCCGTCACGCAGGGCGTCTTCAGCGCGCGATCGACCGACCAGATCCTCACGGACCTGGGCGCGATCATCGACGACACCGAGCCGCACATTCGGACGCTGTACGACACGTCGATTTCGATTTACGGGCGGCAAGTGGAAGCGCTGACGGTGCCAGTGGATGATGTGGAGCGCGCGTTCGTGTACCTCGGGCCGGTGGACAACAAGATCCGGCCGTTCTGCGCGAAGCACGTCGGGAAGGTCTACACGCGCGAGGAGATCGACAACCTGGATAACGGGCAGCTGCCGAATACGTTTCTCACGGGCGGCGGCTGGGCATGCCGGCACTCGTTCCTCGCCGTGAGTCGCTTCGGCGAACTCAAGGCGATGGTTGGAACCGGAGAACGAATGCCGGAAATCGCGGAGATGTTGAAGGGGATTAATGTTACTGCGAAGGCGGCTTAACCAAACATCGGCGATTCGCTACCTGCTGCTTCTGGGTGGCCCAGCGGCAATTGCCGGGCTCGTAGTCGCCGTTCATGTCGGGCCAGCGGTCAAGCGAGTGCCTAGCTGGTCGCGGTCCCATGTCCGCGAGGAACGCGCCGAAGTCGCGCAGCCATCGGTCGCACATCCGAATGCCGCGTCCGCCGTAGTGACGATAGACGCGCTGGCGCGGGTTGTAACACCGCTCCTTCGCGCTGCGCCAGGAGATGTACTCGACAGTCAGGTGGCCACCTGTTGCCCCGCCGTGCTTCGGATTCCCGCCGGCGCGGCACTCAACCTGCGCGCAGCCGCAGCTGCGAGTATCTCCGCAGAGCAGGTACTTGCCCATCTTGACGGTTGTACGCCCGCACTCGCAGTGGCAGAGCCAGAAGGCGCGGGTCGATGGGCGTGGTTCGCGGCGCAGAACCGTGAGCCGCCCGAAGGTTTGTCCGGTCAGGTCTTTCACGGTCGTCAGTGCTGGCATGCTCAGTATTTTAGCATGGCGGCTCGAATTGACATAGCGGAAAAGGCGGCATAAGCGAGGAGGTGCGCAAATGCCAACTATTTATGTGGTAACCAGTGGGCAGTGCAGCGATTATCACATCGTCGGTGTCTATGATGATTGTGCCCTTGCGGACAAAGCTGCGGGGATGGCATGCGGCGAGGTCGAAGAGCATGAAATTAACCCGGGGGCCGATGAACTGAATCAAGGTCTTGCGTTGTGGCATGTGATGATCGAGCTCGTGACCGGGTCGGTTCAGACCGCGTGGCGACAACCGAGTTTCGATCGGTTCAGCACGCCCGGAGGGTCCGTGCAAATGTCCACGCTTTCCTTTGCCACCGCCATCGGTCCGCTGCACGGGACGACGTTGGATGTGCTCGACATGGACGTCTGGGCACGGGACGAAGACCACGCCGTGAAGATTGCGAGCGAAAGGCGCCGAGAATACTTGGCGCAACAGAGGCCAGAAGATGTTCAACCCCCAACGACCTGATACACACGGGCCAGTCAGTGATCATCCGGAGCCTGACATCGCGCCGCCGCCACCGGTCGTGGCCGTGAACGTCGGCGGGATCGTCACGACGTGGGACGAACCTCCCGGCGTCAGCACGATCCTCAGCGACGCCGGCACCATAATCGTGTTCACGCGGGCGACGATCCGCTTGCTGAATCCCAGCCAGGCGAGGCGGTATCCCTCGCTGGCGGCGGTGAGCCTGAAGGTCGGGCAGCGGGTTCGCTTCGACGCGATCGGCGCCGAGGCCACGCGCGTCCTGATCGACCCGAACGCGCCGCACCTGTGAGGGGGAGTTCGAAGTGAAGTGCGACAAGTGTGAAAAATCGTTGGTTGGTCGAGACCGCCCGATCGCGATCAGCCGTCCGCCGGGGTTGCGGCCGATCAGCGTTGTCCTTCGGCCGTGTGGGTGCCTGAGCGTGAAGCGATGAGCATTACCGTCCGTCGCAACTTCGGCCCGCTGGCGAATATGCCACTGACAGATCGTGAGCGGATGCGCGAGATCGGGTTTGCTGTTCGTGACCGAATCATCAAACGTACGCTGCGCGGCCGTGACGTGGACGAAGCGGCATTCCGGGGCTACTCGACCGGTTACGCGAAACAAAAGGCACGGGAGATGCCCGGCGGGATCGGCACAGTGAACTTGTTTGCGAGTGGTCGCATGCTGCAGGGGATCGTTACCGTCGAAGTCACCGAGAAGCAAGTCGTGATCGGGTTCAAGGACTGACGATGAAGTACTGACAAAGACTCCAGGGAGCACTCGGCGCGGGCCGATCACCCGCGCGACGACTGATGTGGCCCATCAGGTGCTGCGACAGAGGCCGCGAGAAAAGGCCGCTCGCTACCCGAGAGATCGGGAGTGGGGCGGCTTTTTCTTTTGCGGCAGGAGTTGAAAGGAGCCACGTGATGAAGTCCGAAATTCGACAGTGGCACAAGGGCTGCGGCGGCGGGAAGAAGGGCGGCGGGAAGAAGGGTGGCAAGCGGTAGATGGCGAAGCGACTCCGACGTCAGACGTTCATTCAGCGCTCGCGTTCGAAGGGCGCCGAAGAGAAGGCCACCTATCACCAGGTGACGGGCGCGGGCAAGTCGCGCATCCGTCGCCGGTTCTTCGAGCTGTCGGACGCGGATGTGGACGCGATCGTGAAGCAAGTCGATCGCGGCATCGAGGAGGGTCTCAAGAAATCGGCGTAGGCCATGTGTCGCAACAGCATCGCAACAGTGTCGGCGCAAAGTGTCGTCAACGAAGGAGCACACCATGCCGCGTATCGAAGTTGACATCGACGACAAGGGCGAAATCGTCGGACAGAGCCCGGCGGAACTCGAAGCGTTGTTCAAGCGTACCGACGCGGCGGCGCACGGCCGCGGCTACAGCAAGGGGATGAGTGAGGCGGCCGAGTCTGCGAAGAAGCAGATCGCCGATACGGTCGCGGCGGAACTGGCCAAACGCGACGCCCTGGTGCCGCTGGAGAAGGAGAAGTACGCGCGGATCGATGAAGAGAACGCGAGCTTGAAGAAGCAGGTTCTCGAAACCTCCAGCCAGGCCGACCGGGCGCTCAAGGCCCGCGAGGAAAGCCACGCCCGCGAGATCCTGAACCGCAGCGATGCGCTCACGAAGCGCGAGGGCGAGATTCGCGATCTGGTGAAGTCAACAATGCGCGCGGATGCGATCGCCGCGGGCGCGCGTGAGGAATCGCTGGCCGAACTCGACGTGATTTTCGCCTCACACATCGGCTTCGACGACGACATGAAGGCGTTCGTCAAGGGCGACGATGGTCGCCAGGCGACGGCCCACGGGAAGCCGATCACGATCGCGGCCCACGTCAAGGAGTACCTCGATACCCATCCGCATCACCGCCGGCCCGCGTCCGGGCAGGGTGGTGGGGCCCGGGGCGGGGCGAGTTTCAGCGGCAGTGCCGGGCAAGTGCCGACCGCCGACGCCGCCACTGCACGCATTCAAGGCGGCGACCGTTCGCCCGGGGCTATCGACGAACTGTACAAAGCGACCCGCCCGCCCGTCTAATGGCGTTGCGGGTTTGAACGGGAGCACACCATGGCTTTCAGTGGACTGAGCACCAACAAAGCATTCACGGCGAACACGCAGGGTGAAGACATCTCGAGGATCATCAGCACCCTGGCGCCGTACGAAGCGCCGTTCCTCGACTGGCTGGGCGATCCGAGCGGGTACGTCGCCACGTCGCCCAAGCATGAGTACATCGAGGATTTCCTGCGACCGCGCTACATCATCGTGAGCACGGCCGTCAACAGCGTCGCCACCGCTACCGGAGTCACGATCAACGGCCTCGGTCTGGCCCTGACGGTCGGGACGCTGCTCGAGAACGAGTCGGCCTGCCCGGAGGTGATGCAGATCACCAGCATTCCAGGCGCGAATTCGATTCTCTGCTCCCGAAATTACGACGGCGCCGCCGGCGCGGTCGGCTCACTCGCCGTGGGCGGATCGCTCTTCGTGCGGTGGCCGGCGGCCGAGGAAGGGCACGAGCACTCGGGCATGCACACCGCCCGGCTCGGCAACCGCAAGGCGAACACGGTCGGGTACTTCTCGATCGAAATCGCGGCGTCCGGCACGGCGATCGCGGTCCCGGCGCTCGGCGGAGACGGGTATGAGGAAGCCCGCGCGAAAGTCTTCCGCGAAATCCCCGGCATCCTCGAGGCCGAAGTCGTGCGGGGCGTGCTGAACGCGGCGAACAGCCTCGGCACCTCCACGGTAACTCGGACGATGCTGGGCCTGCGCGGGCAGGTCACGGCGATCAACTCGGCGATCGCCGCGTCGTCGTTCGCGGCGAATCCCCATCTCTACCTCGGGGACATCTGGGAGCAGTGCTACCAGGCGGGCGCCTCGGTGTCGGAGACCTGGGGGATCATTGCGGGCCGGACATTCTTCCGGAACATCTCGGACATGAACGACACGAAGGTCCAGGACACGAATGCGAGTGAACTCTTCAAGCGCATCGTGCGCGTCTACGAGGGGCCGTTCGGACAGAGCACGGTCTTCCTGAGCCGGTCACTCGCGGCGACCGAACTGATCCTCGTGCCGCGGGAGCGGATTCGCGTGTTGCCGCTCCAGGGCCGCAACTTCGTCTATCAGGAAATGGGCAAGAGCGGCGACAACCGCAAGGGCATGGTTGTCGGCGAGTACACGGTCGAGTTGCATCATGCCGATGCGGTGGCGCGTTTGCGCGTGTGAGTCTGACGGGGTAGGACAGGGGGCGCTGGCCGTGGAGGTGCGACCGGCGCTCACTGACGGCAACGCAGGAGGGAGGAGGATCTTATGGGACACCCGGCGATCGATGAATTCTGCCGGATCAACTCGTTGGGCAATTTCCGGCCGGAGACGTTCCGGCGGATGCAGCGCGTCTTCCGCGATGAGATCAACCCGCGACTCGACGAACGGGATCGGCTGGTTGCGGAAAGCGAGCAGTCGAAAAAACAGTACGCCGCGGAGATCGCGGGATTGACGGCGCAGATCGAAGAACTCGAGGCTGCACTGGCCGAGGCGAGAAGCGACGCGAAAGAGGCGCGGGCGTCCGCGAAGGGGAAGACGCCGCACTCGGCCTAACCGTGGGGTGCGACGTTGGGGGCGCTGGGGCCACCTCCCCCCGGCGCCCCACTATGGAGGCAGGAGGGCAGGCAGGGAATCTTCCTCATGCGACTCACGATCGGTTTCTACGTCGATTCGGTTCCGATCACCCCGGACGTCCTCAGTGGCGCCTGCTCGCTGGGTGGGTCGGAGTCTGCCTGTCTGGGCCTGGCGCGCGCGCTGAAGGCGAAGGGCCACGACGTCCAGATCCTGGCGACCAAGCTCGATCCCGACTGCTACGGTCCCGACCAGGCCGGCGTACGGTGGCAACCGGCCGAGGGCATCGTCGAAATCTCGAACTTCACGGATTGGGACGTGTTCTGCGTGCTGCGGATGTTCCCGATCTTCGGCGCGCACCGGATCCCGGCGAAGTTGCGCCTGCTGTGGAACCAGGATCTGCTCATGGTGCCGCCCGCCCTCATGTCGATCATGTGGGCGGTCGATCGCATGGTCTATGTGTCCGAGTATCAGCGGCAGCAGTACGAAGAGCGGTTGCCGGAACTCAAGGGCTTGGCTTACGTGACGCGCAACGGGTTCGATCCGTCGCTGGTCCCGACGAACGTCACGAAAGATCCGAACCGGATCATCCATATCAGCCGGCCCGAGCGGGGCCTGGGCCCATTGCTTGCGATGTGGCCGCGCCTGCGTGCGCGGCATCCGGCGACAACGCTCCAGATTTGCCGCTACAGCTCGATGTACGACATGCAGGGCTGGGGCCAGATTTGCGCGCAATTCGACGCGGAGGTGCAGCGTGTCAACGACCAGGTCGGCGGCATCGCCTATCTCGGCGAATTGAACAAGCCCGATCTCTATCGGGCGATCGCCGAATCCGCCGTGATGTGGTATCCGGGCGTCAAGGATTTCGCGGAGACGGGTTGCATTGCGGCGGCGGAATCGCAGGGGTGCGGGACGCCGTTCGTCGGCTCCTTCAAAGGCGCGCTGCCCGAGACGGTCCCGAGCGGGGCGCTCATTCATGGCGATGCCGAATCTCCCGATTACCAAGCGCAGTCGCTCGACGCGGTCTGCGAGGCGCTGGATGGGTGCGCGCGTCAGTCACGGGATTACCGCGATGCGCAACGGGAAGGCCGCGAGCATGCGCGAGCCTACACATTCGAGGTTCTGGCCACTGAATGGGACGGCTGGCTCCAAGAGACGTTCCGGGCGCGGTTCAAGGCGAACAAAATCGGCGTGTTGCGACAACTGCTGCACGAGGACGATTGTGTTGCGGCGAAGCAGCTCGCCGGAGGCATCCTTGCGCAGGGATTGCAGTGCGCGACGCCTGACCAAGTTGGCGAAGCCTACTTCGCAGACGAACTCTGCCGCCGCGTGATTGCCGGCGAGGAGCAGGGCCCCGAGGACTACGGCGAGCGAGCAGTCAAGGACGTCGAAGTCGAGATGGAGAACGAGGGCACACGCGGGCGCATGGGGATCGTCCTGCCGCACTTCGCTGGCTGCAAGGATGTCCTCGATGTGGCGTGCGGGAATGGGTCGTTCGCGCTGTTGCTCGCGCAGAAGTATCCCGAGATTCGAGTCGTCGGCGTCGATTACAGCGAGGCGAACGTGGTGCGCGCTCGGGCGATGGCGGAGAAACTCGGACTCGCGGACCGCGTCCGCTTCGAACAGTTGTCGGTCTGGGACTTCGAGCGCCAGGCCCCGCCGACAGACAGTCACCTCGGCTGGGCGCTGCCGCTCGGTCCCGACGCGGCCGGAATCGAATTGGTCGACGGGATGTTCGTCGGCGAGTTCCTCGAACACGTCGCGGCCTGCGACAAGGCGATCGACCATCTCGAACAGTTCGTCGCTGATGGCGCCGTCATCCTCTACACCGTTCCACACGGCCCGTTCGTCGAACTCCTGCCCCGCACGATCCCACTCCTCCGCGGGCACGTGCATCATTTCGGCTGGGGCGATTTGCACGAGGTCTTCGGGGCGAAACGGGACGTGTCAGTTGATTATCTGCACGTCGGCCCGACGAACCGGGGGAATGCGTCCGGGCACTGGATGATCCGCTACCGCAAGGCGGAAGGCCGTCCGGCTCGCCCGCGCGACGTCGAGCAGCGCATCCTGACGACCCGCCCGATGCCCCGTCTCTCGGTGGGCCTTATCGCGCGCAACGCCGGGCTCGATCTGGCGCGCTGTCTCGATAGTATCTGGGCGATCGCCGATGAGATCGTCCTGGGCGATACCGGCTCGACCGATGACACGATCGCAATTGCCGAACGCTACGGGGCGCGGATCCTGCGCCTCGGGTCAATCGCGGATCAGGACGAAGGCTTTGCCGGTGCGCGCAACCGGGTGCTCGCGACGTGTACGGGCGAGTGGTTCTTCTGGATCGACACGGATGAATTCCTCGCGGGATCGGGCGCGCTCGGCAAGTACCTCGAAGGCGGGATCTTCAAGGGTTATGCGGTGCGGCAGAACCACCTGATGCTCGATGCACCGATGCACGCCGATACCCCGATCCGGATCTTCCGGCGCGTCCCCGAGATCCGGTTCTTCGGCTGCGTGCACGAGCAACCCGGCTGGCAGGACGCGAACACGGACATTCATCCGGGCCTCGAAATCCACGACGTGGCGATCGCGCACCTCGGGTATCTGCACGAAGGCATCCGCCGCGAGAAGATGCTGAAGCGCAACCTGCCGCTCCTCCAGAAGGACCGGAAGGCGTTCCCCGAACGCCGGCTGGGCGGCGTGCTGGTGCTGCGCGACCTGATCAACCTGGCCGACTATGACCGCGAGTCGGTCAACGGCGCCATGACGGCGACGGCGCAGGCGTACTACCACACGGCGATTCAACTCTTCGAGCGGCACTTCGCGGACCCGGCCGACAAGTATCACGGCATCGCGCGGCCCTGGTACGAGCGAGCGGTGAAGGAACTCGGCGGCTTGGAGATCGAACTCGCCCTCGGTGGCAAGCATGGCGGCATGGACGGCGGGCACGCGAAACCGAAACGGATCTGGGTGCGGGATGGGGTCGAACTGAAGCGATTCGTCGATCATGAGGTCGCCCAGGTCTGCAAGCAGATCGAGGGCGAGTCGATTCATGTTGATCCGTTCGAGGAGTCCGGAGGCGTGCCGTGATCCCGAGGCGGGAACGGTACGATGTCGGCGGGTATTTCACTTGGGGAGGGGATGATCGCGCGCACGATTACGGGATGCGTCGGTGAGTGCGGTTGTTCGACAACGATGATGTCGCGTGATCTTGGCGGCCGCGGTAGAAACGGCAGGACGCGGTCTTCGTCGGTCATCACCGTGAGGATTATAACTCAATGAGTAGCTGGCACCCGAACGACCTCGTCTCCGATCAGGATCTCGTCGATTACGAGTCCACCATCCTGACGAAGTTCGGCCAGACGACCTGGCTTGCCAAGCGCACCAAGGCGCTCGAAGACTGGCTCTACCCGGTCCTGCGGGCGAACGGCTTCGCGCCTCAACGCCTCCGGACCCGGTTCGAAGCCGACCAGGTGTTCGGTTGCACCGCTGGCGTGTACGGCGATTACACCGCGGCGGCCTCCAGCCAGACCGAGGACGACCTCGATCTTGCGACCATCATCACGACACCGGCGACCGACGCGCTCTACGTCGGCTCGCAGGAACCCTTCCGCGGGCTGTTCTGCCGGCTGGCCGATGCCGTTTCGACCTCGACCGCCACGCTCGCCGTGGCGTACTGGAGCGGTGCGTGGAAGGCCCTGACAATCATGGACGGGACGATCGTGGCGACGGGGAAGACCCTCTCCGGTGGGGGCGCCGTGACATGGGCCCTGCCGGCCGACTGGAGCCCCCGGGCGGTCAACGGCTCGGTAGGCCGGTACTGGGTCAAGGTCACCGCGAACGCCTCGCCTGCGGGCGCCAAGGCCGGCCAGATGGCCGTGCTGCGGGCCTCCCTGTTGCGGGCGGCGGCCGCCCTGCGGACCCTACACCTCATCATGGCCGAGGCCCCGACCGGCGCGGATGGGCCCTGGCAGGACAAGGCCGACTACTACGGCAAGGAAGCGGGGCTCGCCCTGGAGCGCGTGCTGCCGTTGATCGGCGGCGAGTTCGATACCGACGAATCCGAGCAGATTTCCTCCGCCGAGGCTGACCAGACGAGCGAACAGGTCGGCGGTGGGTGGCGATTGGAGCGTGCCTGATGGTGCTCGACACGATTCGCACTCGCGTGACGTCGATTCTGGCCGCGTCACCGTACTCGCTGACGCGCTCGGCCAACCCGATCGACTTCGACCGCGACCCGCTCACGATCATCGATGGTTTATTCCATATCGGGGCCGAAGCGGGCCACGTCAGCGGCGGCAGCAACTACTCAGAAACGCACGTGGATCTCTTGCACGTCGAGGTGGCGCGTTTGCAGCAGGGCGACCCGGAGGTCTGCTATCAGAAGTTGCTCACCGACTGTGCCTCGATCAGCGCGGCCGTCATTCGGGACGGGGTGGTCGGGGACTACGACGTGCCCGACGAAGGGCGCGGCTTCACCCTCAACCATGAGCCGGGCAGGGCGTTCTCGGTCTTGCGCCTCACCCTGCCGGTCGACTATGAGGCGCAGGCCTGAAGGGGGCCGCTCATGATTGGACTCACCGGGAAAAGCGTGAAGATGGCGTTTGCGAAGTACGCCACGAACTCCTGGAACGTGCCCGCCAGCGTCACCATGGGGGTGTTCTTTTCCTCCGACGGCGGGTTGAAGCTCCAGCCCAAGATGGTCGAAGACGACGCCTTCGGGCAGTCGTTCCTGGGCCAGCCGGAAGTCGGCGACTACGAGCCGCCGGATCTCGTGCTGTCGGCGCAGGCGCGGTACGACGACAACCTGTTCATCTTCGACGCGCTTGCGATGGGTTCGCCGAACGCTGTCACGATCTCGTCAAGCGTCGGATCGCAGGTAACCTCGTGGAAGCACGTGATCGACCTGGCCGACGTGATCGATGGCCTCGGCATCACGCTCGCGCAGGACAAGCTCTACTTCGTCGAGGAGCTCACCTCCGCGAAGGTCTACGGATTCGAGGAAGGTGACGGCGACGGCGGGCGGATCCTGACGAGTTACAAGGTGCTCGGCACGCGCCCGACCGTGACCTCGAGCGTCAACATCAACTCGACGATTGGCGGCGCCGTGTTCCTCGCGCAGACCAATCGCATCTTCCGGAAGCACGCCACGTTTCGCATGAACCCGCAGGTGGGCACCTCGCTGGTCCCGGCCTCGGGGGTGAAGTACGAGACGCTGAAGCTGGCCCTCGCTCGGGTCATGGACAAGCCGAGCGTGAGCGGCCAGGAGGTCATCGATGAACCGGCCGACAACGGGTTCCTGGGCATCAGCGTCGATGTCACCTACCCGCGCATGAACACCGTCACAGCGAACAGCCTGTATATCGGGCTGCAGGCAAGTCAAGCATGGAAGGGCGACCTCACGTTCAAGGGCGCCAACATCAACAGCGCGGATCAGTACATGAAGCTGTACGAGTTCCCGTGCTTGATCCTGACGGCCTTCGATGCGGCACAGGCGGGCGCGGCCCAGGTCAAGCCGAAGGCGACCTTCAAGGCGTACCTCGCCGCGACGACGCCGACGAACATGACGTTCCTGCGGCCGATGCGCCTGACGCGCATCATGACGAACTCGCTGATCGCGTTCTAGGGCAACCGCGGGCAGATGAACTGGTGGACATGGACGGCTCATACCCGTCTTACGGCAGGTTCAATTCCTGCGCCCGCTACCACTACGACGGAGGGAGGCGCGGTGCCGAGTGAGATCGGCCCGCGCCGCATGGGAGGTAACGATGGCGAAGCGACTCATCGATCCGACAATCACGATCACGGCGAAGGATTCCGAGTTGCTGTCGGGTGGCGACCCCGACACGACGTACACGTTGCGCCCGCTGACGACCGAGAAGCACCGCGAGATCGTCCGGCTGCATACACGCAAGGAACCGGACCGGCGCACCCGCGCGATGCAAGATGTCACCGATTGGGCGGCCGTCACCGACGACCTGGTCGACTACGTCGTTGCGTCCTGGATCGGGATTCTCGACGGCGCCGAGCCGGCGGCGTGCACGCGAGAGAACAAGATGCGTCTCGACGCGCCGACCAAGGATGCGCTGCTCGAGCGGGCGGGCCTGAACGAGATCGTCAAGCCGCGCGATGCCGAGGATCGCGAGGCGTCGTTTCGCCAATCTGCGTAGCTTCCTCGAATTCTGGGTCGATGCCAGGAACCAGCACACGTGCTGCCTGTCGTCGACCGATGAGGAAATCGCCAGCGAGCCGGGACAGTTCGACTGCGATACGTGCCCGGTGGCCGACGCGCTCGAGGATCTCTGGTCGGAGAACGCCGAGGCGTGGCGGCTCTTCAATCAGATGGCGACGCGCTTCACCGCTGACCTGCACTTGGGCGGCGAGGTCTTTCGCCGGCTGACTGCGGAGGTGGTGGACGCGGAGGATTTGGGCGATCTCCTCGATCGCCTCTCGCTCATCTACGAGCTGCTCTATCCGCCGCCGCCCATGCCGGCGACGACGTGAGGGATGGAACCGCCGATGGCCCGACAACTCACGATCGTCGTCGATGTCGATACGGGCAAGGCGACCACCGCCTTCCGTACGCTCGACAAAGAGATCGACAAGACCGGCCAGACCGCGACCCGCGCCAGCGGGCTCGTTGACCAGTACGGCCGTGCGATTCAGACCAGCGGCCAAGCGGCGCAGCAAGCGGGCAAGCACACCACGAATCTCGACGCCACGGCGCAGAAGCTCGGCGGCACCATGAGTGTCGTGACGCGGCTGGCGGGGGCGTTCGGCGTGGCGCTGTCGCTCGCCGGGGTTGTCCAGGCCATCAAGCATCTGATCGATTACGCGGAACGGGTCCACGACATTGCGCTCGCCAGTGGCATGTCGACCACGGCCGTGCAGGAGCTCGGCGTCGCGGGCAAAAGTGTCGGCATCGACATGGAGACGATGGCGCAGGGCGTGTTCCAACTCTCGCGCCGAATCGCAGAAGGGGACGTCGCGACCAGGGCCGCCTTGGACTTCCTCGGGTTGAGCACCGAACGACTGCGCGGGCTGAGCCCTGACCAGGTCTTCGAGCAGACCGCTGAAGCACTCAGGCATGTTGACTCCGAGGGGACGAAGGCACGTCTCGGCACCGATCTCTACGGCCGCGGCGTCCAGCAACTCATGGCCCTCATCAATCGCGGTGTGCCGGAGGCGCGTGAGTTTGCCCGAGAGACAGGGTTGATCGCTTCGGAGGACTCGATCGCCCGTGTCCACGAAGTGGGCGAGCAATTCAGCATCCTGGTCGGCTGGCTTAAGACTGGCGCTGTCGAGGGAGCAGGCTTCTGGCTGCGCGTGCTGCACCCCGACACGGTCCTGCCAGCGGCAGACTTACTCACTGGTCGGGTTGGCTGGGGGTTTCGACGACCCGCTACCGAGCCGGTTCCGGCGGCGTCAACGGCCACAGACGAGATGCGGGCAAAAGTGCTGGCCGGGGAGATTGCCGGGTTGCAAGCCCGGACGCGGGAAACGGTCGCCCTTATCTCCGGCCAGAAGAATCTCGCGGTAGCCAACACCGAGGTGGCGCAGACGCTCACGACTGATGCCCAGGGTTGGCGGAACCAGATCACGACATGGCAGCAGGGACACGCTGCCCTGGTGCCGTTGACTGCCGACCAACAGTTGTACGTGCGGCTCGCGCACGAGCAGGGGTTGGCCGACCAGCAGATCGCCAACGACCGCAAGTTGGCGCTCGCTTCAGTCGTGGCCTACCTCAAGATCCTCGACGAAGCCGCCCAGAAACAGAAGCAGTACGCGGAGGCGGTCAAGGCGGCGACCGCAGCCCAGATCCCGCTCAGTGCGCAGCAGGAAATCGACATTCAGTACTACCAGAAGCGCGGCCTGGCAGAGGGGCAAATCGCCCTCCTGCTTCACATCGGCGAAGGCGCGATCCGCAGTTACAGCACGGCGGCGGCAGAACGTAACGCGGTTGACGACCTCTGGGCGAAGTCCGTCGCCGATCTGCACGTGAAGACGACCGCGCTCTGGGAAGAAATCGCGAAGAAACAGCAGGCGGCGACAAACGCGCAGGTTCTCGAACAACTGACGACCTACAAGGAATTCCACGATAAGAACGCAGACCTAGCCCTACACGGCGCGGACCTCCAAGTCGCGCAGATCACCCGCGCACGGGACGCGGACATCGATGCCGCCAAGCGCCGGTTCGGGGCCGATTCCGAACTCGCCCGGATGACGACGGCCGAGCTCACGGCCTATTACCAACACCAGATCGATCTGGCCAACAGCACGGCCGACACCGTCGAAGAACGGCTGCGCGCGCAGGGCATCTTCACGCAAACCGAACTCGACAAGACTGCGCAGATCGCCCGACAAGATTTCGAAGCGATGCGCGCAAAGGGCACGTACACCGCGGAACAACTGCGCGCGGCTTGGCAGCAGTGGTACGACGCCGAGCAGTCCGCGCGTGGCATGTGGGTGAAAGGTTTCCTCGCGGACCTCGACGGGATCGCTGCGGCCTTCCAGCAGTTGGCGCAGGTTTCGGGTGGATCGATGTCCGACATGGCGCGATGGCTCGGGATGACGATCTCGTCGATGGTTCTGGGCGCCAAGGCCACGAGGACCTTCGGCGAGACGCTCTACGGCATGGAAGACGGGGCGATCGGGACCGCACAGGGGATTGCGACACTGACCGTTTCGGTCTTGCAGATGGCAGCGGCGATGGAACAGGCCACGTCTTCGACGTCGCGCTGGAAGAACGCCCTGAGCGGGGCGGCGACTGGTGCCGCCATCGGATCCGAGGTGAATGTGCCCTACGGCACGATCATTGGCGCGGGCGTCGGCTTCCTCTATGGTCTCTTCAAGCACGTCGATCCGTACGCGGAAGAGCTCAAGAAGCGGCTCGACACGACGGTCACCTACGCCCAATGGAAGCTCAAGGAACTCGACGCGAACACGTCGTTCGACCAGCTCAAGGCGAGTCTGGTCAGCACGTACGGATCGCTGGCCGAAATCGATCGCTGGGCGAAAATTCTCGGCGTGGATCTGCCGGCGGCGTTCACTCTGGGTGGCACGGGTGGCCCGGGTACGGCGGGCCTGAAGGGCCTCCAGGACACGGCGAAGTTGTTCGCGGAGACATTGGCCGCCTTCACCGACCGCCTGATGGCGGCGACGGACAAGGGCGGACTCGTCACGCAGGATCTGCTCAATTTCATTCGGGGTACGAAGGACGCCGGCCTCGAAGTGAAGGCGGTGACGGACTTCCTCGAAAAACAGCGAGGTCTCGCCGTCAGTGGGGCGAACGCACTGGCTGCCGCCGTGGTGCCGATCGCAGCGCTCGCGAAGGAGATCGACCTGGCGAAGGCGGCCGCCGACGCCATTCGCGATCTGACCGACGCCCAGGCCAGCGGGGCCCGGACGCTGGAAGGTTACGTCGTGCAGACGGACCTGGGGGCCATCGGCGTCGATGGACTGCGGCAGGCAGAGGAGAAGGCCAAGATTGCCGCCGAGAAGGCCCGGTCCGAGCGCGACTACCGGACGGGGACGGCCGAAGCTGCCGAGAGCGCCGAGCAATCGTACGCCATTGCTGTTGATCGGCGCATGCAGGCTGAGAAAGACGCGGCCAAGGTGACGGCGGATCTCGCGGCCAAACGGGAAGAACGGGCGCGGGCCGAGGCGAGAATTGCCGCGTTGGGCGCCGAAGGCCCCGAGGCGTACGCGCGCGCCGGTCGGCTGATGGTGGCCACGTTCAACCTCGAACGCGCAGCGGGCAAGTCACTGCTTGAAGCCCTGACGGACCTCGCTCCGGGCTTCGACGATCTTGCCAAGGCGGCCGAGCAGTTCCACTGGACGGCCGAAGGTGCCTTCGGGTCGCTCGTTCATATCTCCGACTGGGCAAGGGCGAATCCGGAACAGGCCGGCGCCGTCACGGCCCTGAACAATCTCGCGGTCGGGACTGCCAACTACGGCCTGATGACACAAGCCACGTTCCAGGATCTGGCTGCGACAGCTACCGGCCAATTCAGGGGCATGGTGGGACTTGAAGGGAAGCCCGGGCTTTCGGAGGCAGAGGCGTTGGCTGTCATGCAGCCGACGTTGCAGACCCTCTGGATGCTGCAGCAACGGCACCCCGAGTACACGCTCGATGAAGGCACGAAGCGTTTGCTCGCGGAAGCCGAGGCCGCCGGCATCATCGGAGAGGCCCAGATGGACGCGGCCAATCGCACGGCCAGCGCTACGGACCGGACGGCTGCCGCCACGGAGTATATGGGCGAGCTGCTTTATCAGATCGCGACCCGGGCGCCGACCGGGACCGCGGCGGCCCCACCCTGGATCGAGGAAGGCGCGGAACGCGAATACCACTCCGGCGGCGTGGTCGAACCCTGGATCACTCGTCACGGCGGTGCCTATGTCCCCGGCGTCTGGGCCGGTGCGCAGCAATTCCACGCAGGCGGGCAAGTCCCGATCTGGGCGCTGCCGTACGAAGGCGTCGTCAACCATCGCGGGATGCGGACGCTCGGGCGGGCGGGGCTCGATCGCCTGAACGCGGGCGGGTCGTTCGGCGGCGGCTCGGTGAACCTGCCGGTGCGCATCGTCACCATCAACGAACGTGTCCTCGTCGAAGTCCTGCTCGAAAATCTGCAAGAGGTTAAGACGGCCATTGCGGGAAGGTCGGGCTGATGGCCCTCGTCATCACGATGGCCACGTCGCTCGACAAGACCCACTGGGCGCGGAAGGGCTCCCTGCGCATCCGGGATCCGCTTTGTAGCGCTTCGACCCTCTCCTTGACTTTCCGCGACATGCACGCGATCGGCGGCTACCGGCCCGCGATCGATGACGACGTGCTCGTCGAGAACCCCATCGGCACCCCGATCTTCCATGGCGCCGTGGTCTCGCCAGAAGAAAGCGGCCGAAAGAACATCCTCTCAATCCAGATCGACGCGCGCGGCATGGCGCGACGGTGCGACGAGCGGTTCGTGTTGAAGACGTACGCCGCGGCTGCCGATCCTGACACGGTCGTCACCGATCTGGTGACGACCTACCTCGCAGCAGACGGGATCTGGTTCACGGCGGTCATTGGGGCGACCGGCACACTCCCCGCGCTCCCGTACGACTACCGGCAGCTCACCGAAGTGTTAAATGAACTCTGCGCGCTGCTCGGAAACCTGGTCTGGCGCATCGCGCCGACTGATGAGCTGCAAGTCTTCAAGCCGGGCACCGGCGCGCCAGCCTGGTCAATCGCGGAGGGGGACGGCCACATTCAGGGCGAGCCGCGGCGCCGAAAGAGTCGCACGAACTACGCGAACACCGTCATCCTCCGATTCGGCCAGGGACAGCGCTGGATCGACAATGAGGCCCACGCGGGCAATGGGGTCACGCGCATCTTTGCCCTAGATGTACCAGCGGCGACCGTGCCGAACATCGTGACGGTCCCGGGGCCGGTCTATCACCCGGTCTGCATCTATCCGGATACGAGCACGGCCTGGGCCTACCGGGCGTCGGACAATTCGTTGTACCAACGTAGCGATCAGACGCTCATCGGCGGCGCCGAGAGCATCTACACGAATTACACCGGCGCCTTCCCTGGCACGGTCGTCTCGGTCGGCAGCGGCGCCGCCGTCGAGATCCCGCTCGAGGAACCAACCGTGTTCGAGCGCGTCCGCGCGCAGGCCCTCGCCGATGCGTACCGCGCGCAGCGGCAGATCGACACGGACGAATTCTTCTATGGAACAAAGACCGCGGGGCTGGCGCCGGGCAAGAGCCAAGCGATCGTTTGCGCGCGTCGTGGCGTGAACGGCACCTATCTACTCACCGAAGTCCAGACGTTCCAGGAAGCCAATATCGAACGTCTGCGCTACGAAGGCTCCGGGATCCTCGGGACCATCTACCAAGGTTCATGGCGCGATTTGGCGAAGTCTCTGGGCGGCGGCAGCGGGGTGACGACGGTGATCGGTGGCGGCGCGGTGCCGACTTCCGGTGGCGTCGGGTTCGCGACGATCGATCTGGGCGGGTCACGGCGCGATCCGATCATCGGGACGGCGGCAACCTACTACGAGCTGCAGCAGGCGCGGCCCTTCCGCTGGGGCGGCACGGCGCACGCCGGGCACCTCTTCACCCTGCTCGGTATCGTACGGTCGCTACACAGCGCCGTCTCGGTGACGCTCGGGATCTACAACCTACTCACGGGCGCCTTGATTTCGGGCACGACGACGACGCCGGTGAGCGAGACAGTGGACACGGCCGTCGAATTGACCGTCTCGGCGCCGGCCTCTGCGACGTGGTGCGTTTGCAAAGTGACTCCAGGAGTGACCAATGAACCGATCTGGGCGACGGCGTATCTGGGTCTTACTCGGTAGCCTGCTTCTGCTCGCTACGCCGGCTGCGGCGCAGTGGCAACCGGTGTGGACACCGTACATCCAACTGACCGTGGACGGCTCAACGCTGGGGCCGAAGATCGGTTACTACGCCGGCACCCCCGAAACTCACGTCGTCGGCGCCGTCGGCGATCTCTGCATCGACTCCGCGACCGGCATCCTCTATCACAAAGCCACCGGCACCGGGAACACCGGCTGGGTCCAGGACGTCACCTCCGTCGCCGAGCGCGTAGGCGCGGTGGCGTTGACGGCCGCCGACATCGCCCCGGGCACCTTCCCTGCGGGGACGTTCATCTTCGGCGGCGACCTGCAAATCTCGAACGGGTATTCGCTCATCATCACGAGAGGCACCGGGACGAATCGTGACGCGTACATCAAGGCATCATCGGTTTACAACAACGTTGCCGAATTGTCCGTGTATCCGTCGAGTGGCACGAACGTGAAACCCGGTCTGGTCGTCATCCCGAGAGGGACGGGTTTCTCGGTCGACAACAAGGCGGACATCACCATCTACAACACGGATTTCATTGCCACGCCCGCAAATTATGAAGACATACGAATCAGGGCAATGGGATCGACATTCCAGATTTTCAATGAAGTTGGCGGCAGTGGGACTTGGAGACCGATCTACCTGTCGGCGCAAGGACCGGGTGTTGGACAGTTGGTACTGGCGATCAACGGCAACGTCGGCATCGGCTTCACCGCCCCACTCGCCAAACTCGCCATCAATGGCGGGCTGAACGTCGGCGACACCGCCGACCCGGGCGATAACAATTTGTCTGTCGTTGGGAACACGAATATCGCCGGCTATGTCGGCGTCCCCGGCTACGTGTCGCAACTCACGGGCTGGCGCGGCACGGCGGCTGGTGCGTGGGATATGCGTTACCTCTTTGTTGATGAGATGCACGCGAAAGCCTTCGTCGCCGACTTCGAGCGGGCCTTGGCCGGTGGGGAGATTGTCAGCAAGTCGGTCGCCATCATCGCGGCGGATTTCACCCTGCCGGCAGCCGGCGCCAGCACGACATTCATCGTCGAAGATCTGGCAGAGGCGCCCAACATCGACGTATTCGAGGCGAGTGACTTCCTGCGTTTCCGCCAATTCACACGCACAGCCGGCTCGCTGACGATTGCTGATTCGTGGGGCACGGTGAGCGCGACGGCGCACACGCACAACGGCGACGGGACGCAGACCTGGACCTTCGCGCGTTCTGCCGGGGCTGACGGCGGCACCGGAAGCGGGACGATCAAGAAAGGCCAGCTCACACTCGACTACGGGGTGTCGGGCAACGGCATCCATGAGATTACGACCGTGGATGGACTCTGGGGCGTCAACTCCCCGTATTCGCAGGTCGTGACCTGGACCACGCATCCGAAAACGGGGCAGGTCGTGCGGGAGCGCGCGGGGAATCTCGCGGGCGTCGGCCCCGGCACCTGGGGCTATGGTCTGTATGCCGGCAAGTCTTACGGAGCCACCGATGGCCAGTACATCGTCGCCAGCGATCAGCTCATCGAGCTGCACGGCGTGGACATCTCGCTCTGGGACGGCGCGACGAATGTTTTCGCCGTTCGGCGGAACACGACCTCGCCCTACCTGAGCCTCGGCAGTCCTGCGCCAAGCGCCTACGGCGCGAATGCCGGCATCTTCATGGAATGGAACCACGGAGCAGGAAAGGCCCGCGTGTCGTACTACGCCGATGCGAACAACTACTGGCAGTACGACGGGACGAAGCTGGTGTGGAAGGCGGCGAACACCACACTGGATTCGAGCGGGAATTTCACGGCGACGAGCGGCACGTTTCAAACGGCCGGTAGTGGGGCGCGTGTCGTCTTCGATTCGACGGGCATCAAGGGCTACGACGCTGGCCCGACGTTGCGGTTCAGCGTGCTGACGGACGGCAGCGGAACCCTTGGCACGAACGGGATCGCCTGGACGACTGCAGGCGTCGTCACGATGGCCGGCTTCATCGTCAACGCCACTGAACTGTATGCCGGCTCCGGTGCCACGCGCGTGGAGGTGCAGGCGGCTGGCGGGTTCTGGGCTGGGGCTACGGCCTTCGCCGATGCACCGGCGAGTATCAGCGCCGCAGGAGTAGCGAAGTTCACCAACGCCACCATCACCGGTGCGATCATAGCGACCAGCGGCAGTTTCATCGGCGATGGCGGTGGCATCACGAATCAAGACCTCGGCTTCGATCCCTGGTCCCTGGTGCTCAACGGCGGCGGCGAGATCGGCACGATCGGTGTGCAGGCCACGTCCTGGCTTTACAACCAGGGCGACGGCTTGCTGGTCGCTGAGGACGCGAAGCACGGTGGGACCCGGTCCCTGAAGTTCACCTCCGCCGCCGACATGACGAGCTACTCCTACCAGACGTTTGCTGTTGAGTCCGGCGCGACTTACGAAGTGTCGTTCTGGCTGAAGACCTCTGCACTCTCGACGGGCAAACCGGGCTGGGGCGCCGCGCTCCTGCTGTACCCGGCGGCGGCGACGATTCAAACGCGCGGGTGCACGGCGATCACGGGCACCTACACCGGCCTGGGATTGCCGGCCGACAATGCCGCGCACGATTGGACGTTGTGCTACCAGCGGTTCAAGCCGAGTAGCGCTTCGCTGACGGTCTATGCGACCCTCGGGTATGACGACGTGCAGGCGGGGAGTGTCTGGTGGGACGGGATCTCGATTCGGAGGTTTGCGGCGATCTATGCGACGGACATTGTCGCGAACACGATCACGGCTTCACAGATGGATGTGGTCGGCGGCTGGACGTGGGCCGCCGACTATCTCAAGAAGGACGGGGCGACCGACGCGGATTCGGCGGGGTTGGCGCCGAGCGATTATCCGTTCTACGCCGGGAAGAAATACGTCGATCGCGCGACCGCGCCGTTTCGCGTTCTGCCGACTGGCCATGTGGTAATGGCCGACGCGGATGTCACCGGCGCGATCCACGGCACCTCTGGCTATTTCGGCGATTCATCGAATCGAGTGACGGTCGCATCAACCGGGTTGGATGTCGGGAGCACGGGAACAATCGTGGGCGGGACCGTGACGATCAAGAATAGTGGGATCCAGATTTCGCCGACAACGGCGGCCGATGCGCCGCATTCATATGGTTTCACTGGCGGCGGCATCAGCGGTCTCGCGTATCAAACGAGCGGTGGCTATCGGCCCGGAACGTGGCTATCGTCCGACCACGCCATGACCTTCCAGACCGGCGGAAATTCGGGCGACAATTTCATCTTCGAATCCGGGAGCGGTTGGGGTACGCTCATCGCGGCGATGATCCGTTCGACCCAAATCGGTGAGGCGAGCCATCAACTGTCAGATCTTTATTTCAACGCGCCGACGACCACGGGAAGCTATCAAGCTCTCGTGGTCGGACCGGATGCTCAAGTTTTTCAGAAGACGAACGGCGAAAGTGCGGTGGCTGCCGGAGCATTCGTAGGCACACTTGAGAAGGGCATCGTCATCACATTGATCTCGCCCTACGATACGCCGTTCGGCAGAGAAGTCGTGGCCCTCCGCGAGGAATTGGCGGTGTTGCGGGCGCTCGTACTTCAGTTATTCAGCGGCCAGAGTAGCCGTTAAGCATTTTGAGGTTGGTCCGCCAGGCACGCCAGCTAGCGGCCGAGACAAGATAGGCGCGACCGGAGGCGAAGGCGAGGCGTTCGATCCATCCGAGAGTGGAGACCAATCGGCGGTGAGCCGGGAATCTGCGCTGAAGTGCGCGATCGATGGACACTGCAATGACGTTGTGCGTGTACGATTCGGCGGCGACCACGGCGGTCCGACGCAGGATGATTCGGTTGCCAGCAGCGAAGGAAATCGGCGGGGCATCGGATTGGCCGTTGATTGTGAACCGGGGGTTCATCTCGGTCGAACCGAGGGCGAACAAGCGTTGCGAGCTGTCCCAATCGAGTTTCTTCGCGACGAATCCGATCCCGGCAGGCGCCCAGGTTGTCGGATCTTTCAGGGCTGCCGTCAGGCTGCGCGAGAGCGACGGTTTCTCTTGAGCAACGGCAGATGAGGCGAACAGGACCACGACCACGGCGAGCAGGAGAGACCGCATCGGCGCACCTCCGGGAGAGAGTGAAACGATGAACGCAAGAATCGAGAAGCCGAGCGCGAATCGACCACGAATTGGCCTACCTTCCGAACTCCGGTTCGTGCCGCTTCAATTCCGGTTCTGCGATGCGCACCCGGTAGCAATCGGCGCAGAGCACGACCAGGATAGCGACACGACTCGAATTGTAGAACCATGGCGCGCCTTCGGGAATTTTCGCGCGACAGCCACCGCACGGCACGAGTGCGACGTCCGATCGTGGAATCCACTGGCGCGTTTTCCACCGTCCCATCTCAATCCCCTTCTTTCTTGTACCACCAGGCTTCGATTCGATCCTCCAGAGGATTTGGGCAAAGCTCTCTCTCCTGAAAACAGGAAAGAGCGCTTGCCCACCGTACGATCAGGCCCCGGACGACCCCCCGTCGGAATGGGACGCCAGTCCGTGAAGGCGGCTGGTGTTTCGCCTAGACTGTCGGCCGGGCCTCACCCGACCCTCGTTGCGCGCTCTTGGCGATCACGCTCTCACGCTGCGGGCTGTGCAACTCCCGTGGTAGCCCGCGCCGGCATCGCTGCGCCACCGTTAGGTCCGTCCGCAACGATGGGTGATGTTGTGGATCTGGGCGAGGTTGACGGCGGGATTGAAGCGGGTTACGCTTTGATCTGCGCCGGGTCTGTTCCGTCCAGATCCGAGTCGCTGGCTCGCCAGATAATCACCGATCTGGCGGGCCTTTTTATTGTGCGCGCACGGTTCAGCTCAGTCAAGGGGTTTCTGCGACCAGGAGGTTACATGAGGCACATTCTCACGTGCATGGTCGTTTTCGTGGCTCTGGCGGCCCCTGGCTGGGCGCAGGAGAAGCCGAAGCCGCCCGCGCCAGTGAAGGTTGGCGTGACTGGCACCGTCAATGCCGATGATGTTGGGGCAATCTCCGGAGGGACGCTCTCGCAGGCGCCGCAGAAGCCGCCCGAGAAGCCGGCGGTCACCGAAGCGGCGAAGCCGGCGCCAGCACCCGTGCTCGCCGAGATTGACGGGCTGCGGCTGGAGAACGCGTTTCTGCGCCTGGCGCAACAGCAGCAGGTCGTTGACAAGCTGAAGACCGACCTGCAGGCCCTGCTGGCCAGCCTGCAAAAACCCGGCTACGTCATCATGCAATTGCCGGACGGGAAACTCGGATACGCGCCGGAGCCGAAGAAATGATTGTCCGCTCGTCTGAAGTGCTCGGCATGTACGGCGACGGCTGCTTCGACAGCCAGGGCCGCATCGTACGCGCGTGGACGGACGCGCCGGGCACGGAGCCGAACCTTGTCATCGATCGCGAGGACGCGGCGAATACCTTCAGCAAACTGTTTCACCCGCGCCTGCACCCGCCGGATGGTCTTGGGTTGCAGCGGATCGCCATGTCGCCACGTGACGTGATCTGCATCGCCGGGCAATCGCAGTCGGGCAGCGATGATGCCGTGGTCTGGCTCTCGACGCGCGGGTTCCTGCCGAACATGGGGCACTGCGCCACGCGGCCGATCGTGCGCTGGGATGGTGACGCCTTCGACCTCGCCGTGCCCTTCAACGGGACGCAGCACGCGCGCTGGCGGATCTCAGAGGACGGCTTGTCGGTCTCGAGTACGACCGGCTCGCACGTGATGACTTCTTCGGGGTCCTCGCACTTCGATGCGGCCGGCCAGCCGGTCGTCTACCCGGAGCACGGCAGCGAGATCAACGGGCGCTGGTTCGGGTTTCCCTGCGCATCGCATGATGTGGTTGTCGGGCAGGGCAGGGGCGCACCGGCTGAGCCGGGCCTGCTGCTCGCCGTCGATGGCCTCGTGACGACGCTGGATCGCCGGGATCCCGCGATGGAGCCGCACGTCAGCGGTGACAGCGCGGAATGCCTGGTCGTCGCCCGGATGGGGGAGCAGTTCGGCCCGATCCTCTTTGCGGTCTGCCAGCCGCCCTACGTCGCCGATCCCGTCTACGTGCCGCCGGCTGAGGTGATTCCGGTCCCGCAGCCTGGAGAGATCGCACCGCTTCGCCCGCTCTGGATCGGCGCTTACAAGGATGCAGGGCGTACGCTGGGGGGAAACTGCGAGTTTGGACCGACGGGCTGGCTTGTACGCCGGCGTGACGCGATGCCGATCGCCAAACTTGGCGCTGACAGTACTATCTGGATGACGCCGATCGGCGAGACGTGGATGGGCATCTATGCGTACCTGCCACCGCCCGGACCCGCAACCGTCGCGGAGGCGCGTGCGGCGCTGAAGGTCTACTGCGAAGAGAAGTTAATGCAGGTACCACAGGGGACGCCCGTGGTCCTGCTCTGCCAGATGTACGACCGGCGCACGAACCGGGAGAACAACGGCTGGACACGCGAGGCGCCGCTGGTGGGGCTGCTCGCGGTCTACCCGGAGGTCGCGCGGGCGCATCCGCAGATCGTGGCGCTGCTGTTTTTCTCGGGACCCGATCGCCTCGGGGGGACCGGGCAGCACCCCGCGATGATCCCGTGGTACGAGGCGATCGCGGCCGCCGTCGAAGGCGAACCGGCGATTGATCTGCCGCCGGCGCCGGGACCCGAACCGATCCCGGAGCCGCAGCCGGACCCGATCCCGCCGGTTGTTGTGCCGCCTCCGGTTGTGGAGCCACCGCCCGCACCGATCCCGAGGCCGGCGCCGAAAAAGGGCTGGGTTGAGAAGTACTTCGGCTGGGAGACGTGATGAACGCGAACGACACGTCCTGGCTGAATCGGATGGTGACGATGCGCTGCGCCGACTGCAATCACGAATGGGTTCAGCCGAGCGACGTTGGCCGATGCCCAAAGTGCCATTCGGATCACACCGAGGCCGGAGCGAAACGAATCAACGTGCTGCCTCGGGTCTAAGGCCGGCGGCGGCGAGAGGACAGGACGATGACGATCAATGTGCCCGTTGAATTGGCCGCGGTGATCGCGGCGCCGCTCGTGACGTTCGTGATCTGGCTATTACGCCTCGAAGGGCGGATCAACGTCCATGAAGCGAACATCTGCACCATCCAGGAGGATCTGCGGTACATCCGCGGGCGGATCGACGAAGCGATCAACGGGCACGCGGGGGTGTGACGTGGACCTGAACTTCTGCTCGGACGTTGTGTTCTTGGCCTTGACCGTGTGGCGCGAGGCTCGAGGCACGCCCGTGTCGTGCAGAATCGCTGTGGCGTTCAGCATCCTCAACCGGGTGGATCGACCGTCGTGGTGGGGGAACAGCATCACGTCGGTCGTTTTCAAAAAGTGGCAGTACTCATCGCTCACGGATCCGCGCGATCCGCAACTCGCGAAGTGGCCGTTGCTGGCTGACCCGTCATGGGCCGAGTGTCTGCAGGTGGCCTTCGACGTGATCAACGGCACGCTCAAGACCAGTCTGCCCGGCAGCGACAGTTACCACGACGTGTCCATCCCGGCTCCGAAGTGGGCGACATCGGAAACATTCGTCGGTCAGATCGGGCGGATCCGATTCTACGATCTGGATCACGACGTGGAGCACGTGGTGATCTTTGGCGCTCCCGTGACCTAGCCACGCCCCGGCCTGAATGCCGGTTGGCCCGTTCAGGGGGCGGGCCTCGTAATTCTGAAGGAAGGTGTGCCGTGTACGATCCGCTTTCGACTCAAGTCGTCGTCGGTGTCGCCGTGACTTACTTGCTCCAATGGCTCAAGAAAGCCACTTGGTTCCCCCTGCTCAGTGAGCAGAGCGCGAAGATCTGGAAGGTGTTGCTCTCGGCCGCCATCGCGGCCGCGTCGGCGCTGGGCATCGCGGCCCAATGGAACGGCCCGGCCGGCGAACTGCTCATCACCGGACTGACCGGAGCCGCAATCCTGAACGCGCTGATCGCGTTCGGTGTGAGCTTCATCAGTCAGCACGCCTCGTACGAGCTGCTGATTCATTCGCAGAACGGGGCGGCGGCACCGAAGGCGCTGATCACCGACGCGGCGAAGATTCTCGCGGGGATCAACAAGAAGCCGCTCAAGCCCGTGGCATAGGCGGCATCGTCAACTCAGATTCAACGCGGAGGCAGTTGTGACGTTCCTCAAGAAACTCGGCAGCATCCTTCTCAAGGTCACGGAGATCGCGGTGGGCTTTTCGCCGATCGTCCAGCAGCTGTTGCCCGGCTCAGCCACCACCGTGGCGACCGTCTCGAAGGATCTCGCGCAGATCGCGGACATCATCGTCCAGGCCGAAGCCATGGGCCAGGCGCTCGGCCAAGCCGGGGCGCAGAAACTGATCGCGGCGACGCCGATGGTCGCGCAGATCATCCTGGCATCCTCGATCCTGGCGAACCACAAGATTGCGAACCCCGGGCTGTTCCAGCAGGGCTGCACCTCGATCGCCTCGGGGATGGCGGATGTCCTGAACAGCCTGAAGGATGACGTGCAGACTGAGGGAAAGACGTAGGCGGAGGCGGACGGGCAGTAGAGCGGATGGAGCCTACTGGCCGTTCTGCACGGACGGCGCGGATTCGAGCGCATCCCTAAGCCGTTAGGCTTCTCTCCGCCTGTCCGTTTCCCGCCCATCGGCAGGGGACTCGGCGGCACCGGTGGAGCACCGCGCTTTAGCTGTCAGTGTGCCCGGTATGCCGGACCCTCAGCAGGCGAGTATGAGTATACCATGGCGCTGTGGGCGCGGGCCGAAGGTGGACGGGCAGTGGGGGGGAGCTGCGGGGGATGAACGGGGTGTCGAGTCCTGGCCGGACGTGCCCCGTCCTTCTTCCCTTCCCCCGCGGGAGGGCCGTGCTAGCGGGTTCAGGATACCACGATGCAGAAGAAGACCGCGAAATCGGCGGATCGGCGCGAGCCGGCACACATCAAGGATCTGAAACCCGATCCGCGCAACGCCCGCAAGCACACGTCGAAGAACATCGGCATGATCTCCGATTCTCTGCGGGCGGTGGGCGCGGCGCGGTCGATCGTCATCGATGAGAATGACGAGATCCTGGCCGGCAACGGCGTGATCGAAGGGGCCGCAGAAGCCGGCATCACGAAGTTGAAGATCGTTGAGGCTGATGGCAACACGATCATCGCCGTGCGGCGGCGCGGTCTGACGCCAGAACAGAAAACGAAGCTCGCGTTGTACGACAACCGTACGGCAGAATTGGCTGAGTGGGATCTCGACGTTCTGAAAGAGTTCGCCGTCGAAGGGCTGGACCTGACGCCGTTCGAATTCGACGCGAGCATGTTGAAACAACTCGGCGTGGAACCTGCCGACGCGAGCATGGACGCGGACGTCCACGAGCAGTTTTTGATCGTCGTCACGTGCCAGGGCGAGCGCGAACAACACGCTCTGCTCGATCGCTTTCTTGCGGAGGGCCTGACGTGCCGAGCGCTTGTCTCCTGAGAAGCTCACCGATCGTCCGCACGGCGCGCGCGATGCAACTTGAAGGATTGTTCGACATCCCGCCCGCCGAGCGAAGCGAACAGCGCTGGGACGTGAATCTACCGCTCGATGAGCGGCCCTGGAACATCGGCCTGATCGTCGGGCCATCGGGCTGCGGAAAATCGACGATCGCCCGGGAGATGTTTGGCGCGGACCTGCGCGAGCACTTCGAGTGGCCCGCCGACCGCAGCATCGTCGATGCTTTCCCGGACGCGATGGGGATCAAGGAGATCACGAGTCTACTGTCCTCGGTCGGGTTCTCGTCGCCGCCCGCCTGGTTGCGGCCCTTCGTCGTGCTCAGCACCGGCGAGCAGTTCCGCGTGACGATCGCTCGCACACTCGCAGAGACGACCGACCTTGCGGTGATTGACGAATTCACGTCGGTCGTCGATCGAACGGTCGCTCAGATCGGGAGTGCAGCCGTGGCGAAGACGGTCCGGCGCGCAGGCAAGCGGTTGATCGCCGTGACCTGTCACTACGATGTCGAGGCTTGGCTGCAACCGGACTGGATCTACCAGCCGCACCTGGCCCGGTTTCAATGGAGGGAGCTTCAACGGAGACCGGCCATCGACCTGCGTGTCGAGCGGTGTCCCGTGGAGGCGTGGGCACTCTTTCGTCAGCATCACTATCTGAGCGCGGCGCTGAATGAGCGAGCGCGCTGTTTCGTCGCCACCTGGCGCGACACGCCCGTGGCGTTCACGGCGGTTCTGCCCATGATGGGGTTCCGGGGGCGATGGCGCGAACACCGGACGGTCTGTCTGCCGGACTTTCAGGGTGTCGGGATTGGGGCGACCATGTCGAGCGCGGTCGCCTCGCTGGTGATCGCAGCAACGACCGGCACCTACCACAGCACGACGACGCACCCGAGCTTCATCGCGGCGCGTCTGCGATCGCCCGACTGGACATGCACGCGAGCGCCTTCGCTGGCCAATCCGCAGAGAAAAGGCACGGACACCCGGGCGCGTCGCTTGCCAAGGCAACGGCGGTCGCTGCGATTGACGGCGGGATTCCGCTACGTCGGGAAAACCTGGCCGGACGTGGCCAAGGCGCGAACGATATGGGCGGAATCGTTCGGTTCGAAAAGGTAGAGTGCCCCGCGACACGCGCGGAAGGGCAGCGCGCTCGCGTTTGTGATGCGCCAACCGACCGGCCCCTCGAACCAGCGGCTGTCGCTCGCTCGCGCGCACTCGACGAGCGTGACTTGGCCGACGATGCCGCCGCGATCGTAGACGTGGGGGAGCAGCATCCCGAATTCCCGTTCGATGCTGCGAATCTCATCCTCACTCGGCTGGTAGAGGCTGGCGTGGATCAGGAGCGGGCCACGGTAGCGCGTGGCCCAAGTTCGGTTTTCGATGTCCTTGATCCCGTGGACTAGCAGCCAGGCGTACGGTTGACGGACGCTCAGCGCGAGCATGCCGTTTCCTCCTGTTCTGCCGCCACCATCTCCGCCATCGTCGGCGCGTCCAGGTGGATACACCGCGGCCCCGTCTCGACAATCCAGCCGACCACTCTCTGCCAGTATTCCCGGTGGTGCCGCTGGCAGCGCGGCGTCACGCTCGTGCTCGACGTGCGGCTCGTGCAGCCCGGCCAGGCGCAAGGTCGGCGCGTCACAGGTTCACCCGCCCGACAACGCCATCCGGTCCACACGTCCACCGCGCAATGATCTCATCCCCGCGCAGCACGTCGAGTGACTGGCCGGCGAGTAGGGCGGACCTGGCGTAGCGATCGGCCGCCCGCAGCGTCGGCACATCCTCACTGCGCTCGCCCTCACACCCGAACGGGGTCCCGTAGCGCCTGGTCGTGTACGGCACGCGGGGGGCCCGGCCGTTGTAGGCAGCATTGCGCTTCGCTGCGACGAGCTTCGCCGGACTGGTGGATCGGCCGCCCTTGCGACCGAGGACCGCAGCAGCCCGAGAAATAGGACGTGCAGCGCATGGCTCGCAGGTCAGGGGTGACGTCGCCGGGAAGATGCATCCGCCATCCTCTGCGGCGGTGCACGGCCGTTGCTGCTCGCAGTGCGGGCAGTAATGGGTGTGGGGCTGAGTCGTCATGCGGTCCTCTCCAGTATGTCCGGCGCTTTGCCGGCTCCCGGTCGCCCGCGAGCTATCCCGTGGGCGGCCAGCAGCCGATACAGGGTCAGTCCTCCATTGTCGTGATTAGGGAGCAGCGGTAGCAACCCAACACGCCACGTTTCGGGACGCCACGCGATGCGTCAGCGTATATCTCGTGTCCACACTCCAGCCGAAACCATCGGATCGCGCCTCGACCGTGCAATCCGAAAGAACGCCCTGGTTGCACTCCCAGAATTTTTACAATTCGACGACGCGGCGCGTGTACCCGCATCGCTCTTACCTCCGACCTCCATCTCCGCGCTGGTCCAGGCGGCCAGCAACCGAGGCAGGGGCTACTGTTTCGGGTCGGGGTCGATCTCGACGTCGGCCCACGTCTCGCTGGGGAACTGCGCTTGCGCCAGCGCGCGGAGTTCCTCGTCCGTGTATGCGTGGAGTTCGGTCGGGTCGCCGGAGTCCGTGCCGGCCAGCGGTCCGCTGTTGCTCTCGATGATCTTGCCGTCGTCGTCGCGCTCACATTCGCCCCAGCACCAGCCACAGGGCCACGCCGGGGTATTGCCGCCGCGGTCCCACCAGATTTGTCGTGTCGTCGTGGTTGTCATCGTCCTCACCTCCGACCGCCTCGCGGCGGCCATCTACGGTCACTCTGCGTCCAGCTCGCGCTGCGTCTGACGGCTTGCGCGGACGCTGGCGATGCGGCGCTTGATCTCGGCGCGCATCGTGCCGACGAGAGCGCGGGCGGCCTGGGCGTCGAGCGGCTCCTCGATCCGGCCGCTATCTCCGCTGACCCCGTGGCGCGCGTCCACGAGGCTGGCCGAGATCGTCCAGTAGCTGACGACCTGGTGGTCGATCACCCTCTGGTTCTCCTCGGCGTAAGCCGACGCGCCGAGGTCGCGGAACATCTGGGCGGTCTGGAAAGCTTGGTCCCTGGTCATTGTCCTCACCTCTGCCCCATCCATATGCGTCGTTTTTATTTGGGCCCCCACGAACTCGACGATTTGCACCACCTGGAAATCTGGCCATCGCCGATGTACCGCCCAGCGCCACAAGCGCAGAGCTGATAGGCCAAGATCCCTCTCCCATACGTGATGCCCATGGAGCTGTGGACGTGGAAGCGCATGTCCCCAGCGTGGAGACTACTGTGGCCGGATTTTGTCATCACCACAAGATTTCTCAGGCTGTCGTCGCCCACGTCGCGGTTGATGTGGTGAACGACCTCGTTCGTAAGGAGCGGGCGGCCGAGGTACGCTTCCATCAGCAAGCGGGCCCGACGGACCCAGCGCCCCGATCTGAGATCTCGGACTCGCACCCGCACTCTCGTCATGTCTTGTTTCGGCGGTCGCCCGGGACGCCGTGGTCCACGTAGTGCTGGAGGAGGAGCAGGATCACCCCGCGAATCGTCCGCCCCTCGCGTGCTGCGCGCGCCTTCACCATCCGCCACAGTTCCGCTGACACATTCCTGAGAGCGTAGAGCATTGCGTCGTTCTCCTTCCGGCTTTGGCGGTTCGTCTTTGATGTCCATACCCAACATGATAGCCTCTAGATAGCCGTAGGTCAAGGAAAAACGGGGCAGGACGAAAATCGCTGAAAATCTACCGCCGGGAATCCGCAAGTTGCGGGGCCGAAACACCGGGGGATTTATGCATGTATATGCAGGTGGCCGGGCGGACGGCAAGCCCGTGGAAGCTGGGCGCCGCACGCAAATCATTGCGTGTTAAGGGCTTGCGCTGGCTAGGACCGCTAGGGGCAATCGACTGACGCTAGATGCGCCGCCTCCCCAAGCCCCGACCTCCCGCCCCGTCACCATGACCCGCGCAGCAGGGGATCGCGTCCCTGGGGGCCAGCCAGGGCAGCGCTGTGGGGCAAGGACGGGGGATCTGGGAGAGGGCGCTGCGCCGTGACCGTGGCGTGATTGAAACGGTGAGAATGACGGAGCTTGCGGGAGCCAGGCGGAGTACTCTCGGCCGGTGCACGGATCGGGTTCCTGAGTGAAATCCTCAAAAATGAGTGGTGGACGGCCGGGGACTTGAACCCCGGGCCTCCGCGTTGCGAACGCGGATACTATCGACGTTTTCGGCTATTTCTGACGCCTTTTTTGGGCTGTGTTCTCCGGCGTGATTGGCCGCCCGGGATTTCGACCGCTCGGCGCGCTGTCCGGCGGTTGCCCTCCGCGTAGATTCCGAGCACGACAGCCGGGCTCTGCCAGTGTCCGACCGCCTGCACGGTGGCCGGGTCGATGCCCGCCTGGATCATCCGCGTGGCACCGGTGCGCCTGGTCGCCCAATGGAACGTGAGGCCGCCCGCGGTCCGGCCGTACGGGATGCCGGCCTGCTTGCATGCGCGCGCGAGCCGCTGGCGGTACGCCTTCCGCCGATCATGCTCGGTCCGGTTCTTCCGGCGCCGCGGGAAGAGGTACGGCCCGTTGACCGGCAGGACCTCGAGGGCCGCCTGGCCGCGCTTTGAAATCGGCACCTCGTACGGCTCCCCCTGGACTGGGTCTTTCGGATCGCGGATGTAGACGGACGATCCCTGCCAGTCGGCCCATTGCAGATCGAGGATGTCCCCGAAGCGGATCAGGGAGTCGAGGGCGAGCAGGAAAATCGCCGTGTCGTCGGGCGCTAGCTTCGCCAACAGCTTCATTTCCTCGCGCGCGGTCATCAGCCGGCGCCGCGGCTTCAGGACGCGATACCGCCGCCTGCCCGCGATCGGCGAGGCCGTGATCTCTCCGTTCTCAACGGCCTTCCGCAGCATGGCCTTGAGCAGATCGATCTCGCGGTTGATCGTGCGGTAGCTGGCCTTGGCGCTCCGGGTCGTCGCCCATTCATCCACAACCTGCCCGGTGATTTCGAGCAGGTGTCTGGGACCGAAGCCGGCGCGCAGCGTGGCCAGTAGTTCGCGCTCGCGTTCGGCGCCGCGATGCTGCGGGATGACGTGCTTCGCGTACCAGTCGGCGCAGTCCGCGAACTTCGGCCCGGCGCTCGGTTGGACGAACCCCGCGCGGCCGCGCGCCAGATCCGTCATGGCCGAGTGGTAGATCTGATCGGCGAGCTGGCGCTGATCCTTGCGCTGGTCCGGCGTTGGCGCGTCGATGAGCACGCCGGTGCTGCGCCGCTTCTGACGCGGCGGCGCGCCTTCGAGCAGCATCCACCAGTGCGGGGAATCGGTTCTCGCGTACAGACCCACGCTCACCGTTCGCCGAGCATGGCGACCGTGATGTGCGCGCGTTTTTCGAGCTCGGCGATCGCCAGCTTGAAATTGCTCTTGTCGAGTCGCAGCAAGGCGAAGTCGTCCTTCGTCTTCACCGTCAGCCAGTGGCTTTTCGAACTGGAAAACAAGAAGAACGGAGAGAGCAGCAACGCGGCGGCGATGCGCGGCGACTTGCCGAAGGCGTACTCTCCGGCAGTGATGTCTGCGTACCGGAGCGTGACGTTCCTCTCCGGCTTTTTCTTGTCAACCACGATGACGAGTCGATCGTCCTCGTAGCGGAGCGTGCAGCTGGCTCGCTTGGTCTTGTCCCCGCTCTGTGTCTGGATCTGGGCGTCCTTGAACTCCATCGGTTTCGATTGCGGCGACGCGACCAGGACCGCGGCGACGACGAAGGCGAAGAACATGATGCTACTTCCTTTCCCAATCGCCGGCGTCCCCGAGCCGCCCGAAGCCGACCCTCCTGAGCGGGGAGTCCGGCGAAACCGAATTGCCTACGATCCGAAAAGTGCGAACGCGATCACCAGTTTCGTGGCGGGGGGCACGAACCGAAGAATACGTCCCCTATCCTGTTTTGCGGCGCGGTTCGCGGGCCCGCTCCTCCTTAAGTAGCGGCCGTCCGTCCTCGCATCGTAGCGTGCGTTGCTCTTGACGGGTGAGAGCAGCTACCGCAAACAACACCCGACGATCGACCCGCCTCCAGACCTCACGCATCGTCTCAGCATCCTCTCTTGAGGGCAGCATGTAGGATGTGCGCCGCGTATCCGGTTGTCCAGCGACGGCTGCACACTCAAGAAAAAGGTCTGCGGCCGATCGATCGACGAAGCTGGCGACCACGTTCACGTCGAAACGATGCATGGCGACATTTTTCGTGTCGCCCAGAAATTCACTCATCTGAGACTTCGGCAGATTCATCGCGCGGGCGAGCGCGGTTGGCGTTTTCCGCCGGTCCTCTAGCAGCCGCTTGACCGCCCGGCCGAGCACTTGTCGTAACGTCATTCCGTCAATCATTCACCCGTCGTGAACCCGCCGCAAGAGCGAAATATTCGCGTAACCCACTGGCCGGCCACGGGTTATCCAATAGCGAACGGTGTTTCGAAGAATTTACAATGAGCTCTTGCATATCGTTCGCTCTCCGTGTATCCTCGTTCGCGTATGGTGAACCAAAGGAAACGATCGCATCCGCTCCGGGCGTACCTGACCGCGAACCACATCGCGCAGGCGGACTTCGCCCGCAAGCTTCGCATCAGCAAGGCCGAGGTCTCGATGATCATCAGCGGCCAGCGACGGCCGCGACCCGATCTCGCTTTCCGGATTGCCGCGGAGACGGGCATCCCATTCGAAGCGTTCTTCGTACGGAGCGCGGCATGACCCACGACGATCTCGCCGGCATCTACCTGACCGCACCCGAAGCCGCGTTCTACGTCCGCGCCGGGTCCGTGCACGGCTTCCGCCAGTGGGCGAAGAAGCACGGCGTGCCCCGATGCCGGTACGGGAAGGCGCTGCGGTTCCTGGTGAGCGATCTCGATCGCGCGATGCGCGGGAAGTCGAAGTTGTCGAAGGTGGCGTAGATGAAACCGTGGCGCACGTGCGCGAACTGCGGCGGGCGGCATCAGCCGAAATGCACCGGCGGTCGAAGGCCGATGTTCCACACCTTCTGTTCCCCCGAGTGCTACTACGCCTTTCGCCACGACCCCGCCACGATCCGATGGCGTCACGGAATGCGACTCGCGCGCAAAGCCGTCGGGCAGTACTTCACGTTGAAACGCGGCAGCGTCGTCCATCACCACGACAAGAACGATCGCAACAATGACCCGCGCAACCTCGCGGTGTTTTCGTCGAATGCTGGCCACGTGGCCTTTCACCACGGCAACCCCTCGGCCCTGCCATTGTGGGACGGCCGCAACCTGACCGTTGAACAGCTTGCCCTCACGGGCCGGCGCGCGGCGTAGGGGGAACGGAGGACTGAGGTGGCATATGACTTCACGGCGGACATGGGCGAGATCAGTGGCTTGGGCGGCGGGTACGAGGATTGTTGCCGCCGGATGGTGAAGGCGGGTTGCGAGTGGTTTGACGCGCACCCGAACGCCGATCCGAAGTTCAAGCGATTCAAGAACGTCTACGGGATCTGTATCGAGGACAACGACGACGCCAAGAGTCTGACCGAGGCGGTGATCGCGGCAGCGAATGGTGATGCGACGGGCGCGATGCACCAGGCGACGATCGGCCACGTCTTCGCGGTGCGACGGCTCGGTTGGGATGGGTATTGCGCCGAGATGCGCAAGCACAGTGACGACGATCGGAAATTGGCCTGAGGCGGGGCCGACCCCTTGCGAGGCCGGCGTGCAGGTGGGCACTCGATTGAGCATGTCCAAGGGTAACGAGCCAGTCACCGAGTTGCCAGACACGGATCGTGTATGAGGCGTCATGCACAACTTGAATCCCTCGCTGATCTTCGCGCTCGGAGTTGGTGCCGTGTGGTACGCCCATGCGACCCGCGCCGAGATCGGCATCTTGCGTTGGCCGATCTACGGCGCGGCCCTGGTGTGCTGTGGCCTGGTCATGCTGATCCTGCGGGGGCTCCCCGTCTGCTGCGCGATGGTCGGGGTCACGGCCGAGGAGATCAAGTCGTTCCAGCGCCAGTTCGAGGAAGCCCTGCGGATCGCGGACATCAGCATCAGCAAAGCGTCCGTGTGGCTCTACGGCCGCGAAGACCACGGGCGATTGCGGCACGAACTGGCCGGCGAAGGCGGCGGTGTGTCGGCGGTACGGATGCGGCGACTACCCGCGCGGTTTCACAGGGCATGGCTGGAGAAGGAAGCCGACGCACACCAAATCGACATCGTGACGACGGAGACGCTTGCGCGGGCGTTGCGCGTGGCGGCGCTCGCGCCGAAACCGGAACCGGTATCGATGCGGGAGGCACCATGTGCTACGCGGGCATCCTGACGTTATGGATCGGTGCGGCGGCGCTGATCGGGCTGTTGTCGCGGCTGGTCACGCGATGGACGGGCGTGGCGGCACTCGGGCGCCTCGGCCACGCGCTGTCGCTGGCAATCGTGGCCGGTGCCGTTGCGGTGCGAGTGGCGAGCGGGCCGGTTGACTGCTACGGACTCTGCTGGGCTGTGGATCTTGGCGTCTACCCGTGGTGGTTGGCGTACATGATCGGCTGTACCTGCTAAGCGAGGTGAATGATGACAACTCAACACACACCGGGACCGTGGCGCATGGATTATGGACTCGGAATAGGCAAGGGCGCGATTTTCGCTGATGCCTTCGATGGAGGTCCACTGGGCGGCAACTTGGCAACCGTTCATCTCCCAAACAAATACGACACCGCCGGCAAAGGGTTTAGCGAGGAGGCCTTTGATCTTGCTGACGCCAACGCCCGCCTGATTGCCGCCGCCCCGGAGATGTGCGACCTGCTGCACAAGCTCATTGTGCCCGGTTCCTCGGTCCCTGTCGGGGAAGTGACCGCCCTACTGGCGCGGATCGACGGGAAGGAATAGCGCCATGTGGACCCTACTCATCATCTGGGGCATCGCGTCCGTACTCGTGTCGGTGTTCGCGGGCCGGTTCATTCATGAGGGTGAGCGAGGCGAGGGCGCATGAACCTCCGGCTCCGCTTCCGTCGGCGCCCCACGCTCGAGGCCCTGCGTGCCGAGTACGACCGCGGGCGCCAGGACGAAGCGGCGGCGCAACGCATGGCACGCCTCGCGGATCAGGAGCAAGCCTTTTGGCGCGGCTGGCTGGCGGCCGAGACGTTCTACTGGTCCGCGAGCGATGTCGCCGCGCGGCCGGCGCATCGGGGGCAGGCATGAGGCCGCCCTTCGTCCTCGCCGACGTCGTCGCCTTCGAGCAGATCCTCGCGGCGCCGGAACCAGAGACGCGGTGGCAGCGGATCGGTCGGCTGCTGCGATTGCCGGTGACACCGGCCCCGGTCATCGTGCGCGGGCATCACATTTCAGCGCCGCGGAAACGCACCGAACGACAGCAGCAACGGCTGGCGTACGAGTACGCGGTGGATCATGTGCGGCATGTCCTGCACAAACACTACGGTGACGCGGAGTCGTCGGCGCCGATGCGAAAGAGCCGAGTGCGCGTTCCGCAGATCGAGTCGGACCGATCGGCGCACGTGCTGCCGATGAGAGGGAGGATGTAAATGGGCCGAATATCGAGAACCGTTTTCTTTTGTCTCACAGCGCGCAAATGGAACGCGCTGATCTCATCCGAACTATGCCGCGCGTACGAACGTGGGCTCATCAACTCACGACAGATGCACGCGCTGGCTGCGGAATTCGACCCAACGCAGGGGGGACGTGTCGGGCGCCTCGTGCGGGGCGAACGTGGCGCAGAGGTCTTTCAGGAGAGCCGCATAGATGGCAAGCGCTGATTTCGTTCTAATGCCGCCGACCTGCATTCTCACCGCCACCCACGGTGCCGTGCGGATCGTCACCCGACTCTACGGCGAGGTGTCGGACGCCCGGTGTTTGCACGAACAGCGGGTCATCTCGCGCCGGGCCGAGCAGCTGTCAACGGTGGCTCGCCCGGTCACGATCGTGGCGACAGAGGAGTAGATGAAAGGCTTGCGAGAAATCGTGGACGGCAACGAAGTGGCGGCTCTCCGGGCGCAGACCGTCGAACTCAAGACGGGCCATCTGCTGACCGTCCACTACACCGACAGCGAGTTCGAGGTCTGGCTGAGCACCGAGGTCGATGCCTTCGACGGCCTTTGCATCGGTGACGGCGTGACGCGAGATACCGCTGTGGCAAACGCGGTCAAGGTGTTGGAGGCGGCGCTGGAAGAACTCCAGAACCCACCAGCGAGGATCTGATGCTGCCATCCGAACGTGTCCGCATCGCCGGCAAACATCGGATCCGCGCACTGTCCTATCGCGTGTGGGTCTGCGGTTGCGGGTTCAGCTCGGACATCGATCCGGATTTCTTTCGGGTGGCCGTGGTAGGCGGGCGACTCTACGGCCCGAACATCTGCCCGCAGTGCGGGGCGCAGGCGCTGTGGCGAGAGACGAGACGGCGAGACTGAAACGGTTTCGGTGAGGGAAACATGGACCCGGTGTGCAAGTACGGCGTCGCGCTGGATGTTCATTGCTGCGGCTGCTACTCGGGTTTCTTGTTCGATTCGCAGGACTGCACTTGCATGGGAACAAAGCCCCCGAAGAAGGAGGAACGAATGCCAAGGACGAGGAAGGTAAAGCCGGACTTTCCAGAGCAGATGTACGTGCAGCGGGACCGCAATGCCGGTCCTGATGAGGACGTGTTCCTGGCGGCGGAGGACGCCGACGAAGCGTTCAGCGGGGAATTGGTCGCCGAGTACGCGCTGGTGACCGTGTACCAGAAGAAGGTCACACACGAACTGCTGCCGAAGTAGGGCCGTACACAAAGCGGCCGGCGCTGTGAACGCCGGCCAGAAAGTGAGTCGAAGCAACCCCATGATCCAACAGGCCACTTCCCCTGTCAAGGACGACCCGCCGCGGCTCGTGCTGATCCTCGATCAGCCGGACCTCGGGCACCTCGGTGTGTTCCTGGGGTTCGAGGGCCCGGCACCGTTGCCGCGCCTGTGCACGGGCGACGGCGACGTGATCCTGGTGCCGCTCGGCCGCGTCTCGTTCCCGGCGCAGCTCGCGCAGTACGACGATCGGCGGATCCGGCGCTGGGCGCTGATGGTGCTCGCCGTACTTGATCATCTGCGGGAGTGCCGGCCCGGCGACGCCGATATTCTCGGCTATCTGCTCACCGCGCGCGCGATGCTGCGGCGTCTGGGTGTGCCCGTCGAGGACGGCGACGAATCCCTGCTCGTGCGCGTCCTGCGCGTGCGCGACCGGATCGAAGTCGCACCGGGCGTGATGAATCTTGCCGTCGTCTGGGATGGCGCGGCCGATGGCCACGGTGGCGAATACCTCAACCTCGGCCTGCGCGACGAGCGCGCGACGTATCCGCTCCGTGAGGCGTCGTCGGTGCGCGGACGGGCGCCTGGCGGGCATACGGGACAGGAGGCACACGCGGGGCGGCAGAAGGAGGCGGATCATGGCTGACCGTTTCACTCCCGGCCCGTGGCGCCTCGGCAAGGCCGGCGGCGTTGTCGCAGATGTGCCGATCGAAGGCGGGCCTCGCGGTTCGGACGATGTCGCGTACTACGGGGGGCACCTGATCTGCGAGAGCACGACGCCGGCCAACGCCCGCCTCATCATCGCGGCGCCGAAGATGTACGACCTACTGCGGCGACTCATCGAACCCGGCAACAGCGTGCCGGTCGGGGACGTGACCGGTTTGCTCGCCGGCGTCGACGGGCAGGAGGAGCCGCCCCATGAGTAGGACTCCGATCAAGGTCTGGGCCTCGTCGATCGGCGATCTCCTCGACTGCCCGGCCCGCTTCGAAGCGCGTCAGATCAAGCACCTGCGCTGCCCGCGCCGCGGCAACGCGCAGCTCGGCACGGCGCTGCACGCGAGCACGGCCGTGTTCGACAACTCACTCATCAAAGGCGACGGGCTGAAGTCCGACGATTGCGCCGGCGCGCTCGTCGATGCCATCTACAAGCCCGAGGAAGACGTGATCTGGGACGAGGACATGGGGCAGCAGGAAGCCGAGTCCATCGGCCGAGCTCTCCACGGCCGCTACTGCACAGAGATCGCCCCGACGCAGGGCTACGTCGCCGTCGAGGTGAAGTGCGAGCGGCTGGAGATCAGCGACCTGGGGCTGATCCTCAGCGGCAAGACGGATCGCATCCGCAAGATCGGCGACGGACACGGCATCGCGGATCTCAAGAGCGGCAAGACTGCGGTCAGGGCCGATGGGACCGTCGAGACGGCCGGCGCCGCCGCCCAGCTCGGCGTCTACGAACTGCTGGCCGAGAACGCGACCGGGATCGCCATCACGGAACCGGCGCGGATCGTCGGCCTGCAGGTCGCCAAGACCGCCAGGGGCCAGCGTGTCGGCACGGGGGAAGTCGCGATGGCGCGCGACCTGCTCGTCGGCACCCCCGACTCGCCGGGCGTCCTCGAATACGCCTCAAAGCTCATTCACGAGGGACTCTTCTACGGGAACCCACGCTCGACGACTTGCCATTCTAAGTACTGTCCCGTCTTCGAGGTGTGCCGCTGGCGCAAATGAAGATCCTGGACCTTGTTGGGCATCGGTTTGGACGGCTGCTCGTGCTGGCGTGCGTCGGTGCGGCGGGCGGCCATTCATCGTGGCGCTGCCGTTGTGATTGCGGAATCGAAAAGACACTTTCAGCAAAGAATCTCAGGAACCTTCGGTCGTGCGGCTGTCTTCGTCGTGAATCCATGAGGGTGCTCAGTACTCGACACGGCCAGTACGGCACCGGGGCGAATCGCTCGTGGGCGTCAATGCTGTCGCGTTGCAAGAATCCACGCGCGCCGGGCTTTAAGTACTACGGCGGGCGAGGGATCTCCGTTTGTGAGCAGTGGGAACGATTCGAGACGTTCCTGGTCGACATGGGCGAGCGGCCCAGCGGGATGAGCCTCGATCGGATCGACAGCAACGGAAATTACGAGCCCGGAAATTGCCGGTGGGCGACGCCGAAAGAACAGCTGGAAAATCGCCGACCTTTCAGATCGAACCCTCCGCGCGGAACACGTTCATGGTCCTGCAAGTTGACCGAGGCCCAAGTCCACGAATTGCGCGAACGAGCGCGCCTCGGAGAGTCAACGTATTCGCTCGGTGCGAGTTTTGGAATTCACCCAGCGACGGCCTGGCGAATTGCCGCCCGGCAACGTTGGGCGCACATCTAACAGGAGGTAACCGTGCCCGAAACAGAAACCGTCGACACCGCCGCGTCGGCGCCGCCGCCGGCCACCGAACCCGCGCCGCCGAAAGACGGCCCGGCGAGTACCACGCTCGACAGGTTGCGGGGCGACCAGGGACCGGCGCTGACCGGCGGAGAGATCGCCGGGTTCACCAACGCGGGTTCGTTCGTGCTCCTGCAACGCGCCGCCCGGATGCTGTCGGAATCGACGCTCATCCCCGACATCTACCGGGGCAACATGCCGAACTGCGCGATCGCGCTCGAGATGGCGCAGCGGCTCGGGGCCTCGGCCCTGATGGTGATGCAGAACCTCTACGTGGTCTACGGTCGTCCGGCATGGTCCAGCCAGTTCGTCATCGCGTGCATCAACGACTGCCGGCGTTTCTCGGCCTTGCAGTACGAGTGGGCCGGGACGCCTGGACAAGACAGCTGGGCCTGCCGCGCGTGGGCCACCGAGGTGAACACGGGGAGCCGGGTCATTGGCCCCTGGGCCTCCGTGGCGATCGCGAAGGCGGAAGGCTGGTACGACCGGAAGGATAGAAGCGGCAACTACTGCTCGAAGTGGCGGACGATTCCCGAGCTGATGCTGATGTACCGCGCCGCGGGGTGGTTCGGTCGCACGCACGCGCCCGAACTCACGATGGGCCTGCGGACGCGCGAAGAAGAAGAGGAGATCATCGACGTCGACCAGATTCGGCCCGGCGTGTTCGCGATGGCGGATCTGAAGAACGGCAAGTCCGTGGCGTCGGGGCCTGTGGCGATCGTCGGCGGCGAGCGGGTCAACACGGGGACCGGCGAGGTGGTCGAATCGAAGAAGGGTGCCAAGCGCGGCAAGAGCTGCGGCACAGAGTTGCCGACGATGGCGGCGGAGGAACCCCTGTCGGAGTCCCTTGAGGGGCGCGCCGAAGGGAAGGGCGACGGCGCCGGCACGGTCGCGCCGGCGCCGGCCGAACAGGTCCCG